TCGAGCTGTCTGCATAAAGTCGCGCTTTGGTGCGGACTTCTTCGGCATGGTTCAATCATGCCACGGATCGCGGCAGAGCGCATCACCTGTGGAAATCATGGTGACCCACTACCCGAATTTCTCATCGCATGTGTCCCATATTTCCAAAACTTCCCAGCAGCAAACTCAGAAAGTAACAGGCCAGACTTGCCCAGCCGAGAGACCAGCGCGGCAATCCCACATTAAAAGTTGCAAGAGAAGCGAACACGAAGGCGAAGACCAGAAGAATTGTAGAGAACATGGAACACCTTCCTTTTTCACAAGCGACCCATGGACCGCTAATAAGTTTCAAGTTCCAGTTCAAACCGAATCCAGCACACGCCTACTGTCATGCCGTGGAAAAGAACTCGCCAGCGTTCGACTACGTTCGCCATTATGCCGCTACCTCGTGGTTCCCTTTACATCGTAGATTGTTCGGATTTTCACGCACGTAGATTCCGGAGTTCTCTTGCGCACCGCAAAAACAGCAAGGCTCAGGTCGTTCGTCGCGAAATTCCTCACGGATGACTACGGGTTCGCGATCCGGATTCCTCGCGTTCCAGCACCTCGCGCAGATTGAGTGAGTCCATTCGCCCATATACATCCTTGGAAAAACAACGGGCCACCTTATTTTCCAAAAGGGGGAGAGCTACGGCAACCCGTATAAATTGTTCGTTCGCTCAGTGACAACGCTTCTTCGATCGTTTAGGCTGCGATCGCTTGCTTGACCGGCTTGATCTTCTGTTGCGTGATGTATTGCACCATTTCTGGCGCCGGGGGCAAGTCGACTCCCGGATCGAGGGCATGACATAGCGAGAACAGTCCGCCATACCAGCCCGTGAAGTCGCGCTCCAATTCGGGCGTCGACAGAGATCCTTGTGGGCCATCGCGCTTGAGACCGGGGTGAAGCTTGCGGGTTTCGGGATTGGAGAGCGAGCGGATGTACATCTCTCCGATGGTTTCCTTGTTGAGTTCGCTGACGTTCGAGATACTCTTTGTGGTCATTAGGGTTTACCTCCAAAGAAGTTACGATTTAGCCTATTACCGCACAGTGTACGCCTGATTATGGGTGAAGAAGTACCACTTTTTAGGCCATACGACGGTTTATTTGCCACTTGGCTTATGCGGTAATGTCGTTCTTGCCGATCACTTTGACCTCGGCAGCTCTAAGAATCTTGAGCGCCCTGCGGCAGCATTTGCAGCTACAACGTCCAGTCTGTTCGAGGTGTTTAAATCCCATGAGGTCAAACCATCCAGAGGCCAGCCAAAGCGCCTCGATCAGTAAAAGGTCTTTCTCGCATTGCCTGTGTGCGAGTATTCGCTTCTCCCACGCCTCTGAAATCTTCCGAAACTCGGCTTGGAGTGAGTTCGCGTGTGGCGGCTTCGCAATCAAGAGCATTCACCTCTTCCCTGTGGTTGGCCCGTCTCTCCGGGCTGTCACCGTCTGTGCGAACATTCTTCCCCACGGTCGGTACTAGCAGTTACGTCGCACTCGCGCGGCAGAGATGGCCAGAAGCCACCCGTTCGCCTCAAACATCGCATTACGGAAATTGACTAGGCTACTCTCTTCTGCCCACCGTTCACCTTCGCCCAGCGTGCCTTCGCCGCCGCCGCAATTCTCGCCCGTCCAGCCCTTGAGATTCTGTGCGGCTTCCGCGGGCTTGTATTTGGCATGTCGAGAACGTTTCCAGTTGATCGTCCAGGTGAAGAGTGTTTCGTGCCAACAATCGTTTCCAGTGTGCTGATGGTTTCGTTGAGTTTGTTGAACTGCTCGCGTAGATGTGAAAATTCTTGAGTGAGATTCATATAGGGTCTCCCTTGAGTGATGAGTTTGAGTATCTGAAAGGAAGTGTATAACAGGCGCGTCAGGATTAGGATGGATGTGTCGAGGGGAGGGCGAGACGAATGGCAAAGGTTTTGATGACGTGCGGCCACTGTCTAAGGCAGTTCGGACTTCTCCACGGGGGAAGCGGCGCGATGCTTTGCTGTGAATGTGTCCACGTCAAGAGGGCGTGGATGTGCTTAGAACGCTGTGGTGTCTCTGAGCCGTTTGACTTTCTGCGGACCAGCCTAGCAGAGCACGAAGGTGGAAAATGGTGCGCCGGTGCGAGACCCGACATTGAATTCGCCGCGGCTTATGCGAAACGCAGCGGAGTAACCGTGGAATGGTTAAAGCTCCACGGCAGAGAGGTCGCGCCGTGCGATTGCGGGGAACCGGAGTGCGAAGGCTGGCAGATGGCTCATGTTAACGAGTTTCCATTGGAAATAGAAAGCTAATGCGTCTCACGTATCTCATCGCCGCAATGTGCATCATGTCGGCCTGTTACCACCCGAAAGCAACAGTCATCGATGTCCCCGACGCGCCGCCGCCAACAGTTGAGACAACTGAGAAGTATCCCAAGCAGCACCCAGCCCGATCCCGCGACATGGTAATCAGGAACTGCACCGTCACCGGCGAATCCGGGAACAAAGCTGACTGCATCTGCCGGAACGCGACAACCCACATCGATGCGAACGATCCGTCGAAGCAGATGATGGTGTGCAAATGAAATCTGGAGGCAGACGATGGCCGACTGGAAGACAGTTCGTTTTGATCCGACTTACGAAGAAAAACTAGACCCCGAGATCATCCCACTCTGTGACGCGCTGAATGCGGCGGGCATCATTACCACGTCATCATGCTGCGGTCACGGCTACATGTGGCCGCACGTCTGGTTCGAGCACAGCACCGACGAGCGGATCGAGAGCCTTGCAAGATTTGTGTTGCGCGAAGAGAATCGCCTCCACGAATTGCCGGAGTGGTGCAAGCCGGATCAAGCTACAGGCGAGCTCGTGTCGCGCTTCCCGTATTTCAGCATGTGGCAAAAAGAGATTCTGTTGCCAGATTCGGTTGTGTCGAGAATATACGGGAACACTGGCTACCACTGGTGCGTAGAGATTCACCTCAACAACGTCTTCAGGAATACGCCATGTGCTGACGGCCTGAAAGAGGCTGAATATGCTCTCGCATCATTGACTCAAATGGTAAACGACTGGGGCGATTCCTCGAAGCAGATGATGGTGTGCAAATAAACTTTGTGCGCTACTCAACTCACACCATCGTGCCATTGCCTTCCACAACCTAGTAAATGTTAGTCTGCTTTTTCCCAGATCAGGCAGAAGGACTCGGGGGAGGAAACCCTGCCTTGGTTCTGGGAGAACGAGCGCCCCCTGTGTTACTTCTCGGGAAGTGACTGGGGCGCTTTCTTTTTTAACGTTGTCAATTCTATGCACTAACTAACAAAAAGATTGCCTTTTCCAGCACTCGGTTGCATACTCCCGTCCGCCTTTCCCCGCGCCTCCGGTAAGTCAAAACTTTGGGCAAATCGAAAGAACTCGCCGCAAAGGTATTGACTTACTGGGCCGAAGTGCTAAAGTCTTTCTCTTGTTCTGAATTCGTAACGAACTTTGAAGTTTTAGTTACGGAATCAGAACAACGGGCCGAGCCTTGGGGAGAAGTTATGCGCACGCTCACACTGGTGCAGTCGCCGTGTAAGCAAGCCGCAACCGTCTGGCTGGAATCCCGTAAGCCCTATATTTCGCCGCGCACCTTCCACGACTACGAGAGTTACATCCGGATCCTGACCGCCTTCTTCGGGGAGATGAAACTCACCGAGATTACCGCGGACGAGATCCGAGCCTACCAGCGCATGCGGATGACCCGCGCCGGCGCCTCCTGCATCAACAAGGAATGCTCCGTTCTGCAGCAGATGTTGAAGCGCATCGGACGCTGGCAGGATATCGAGCCGAACTACCAACCGCTGCCGCTGCCAAAGGAATCCCCTCACCGCGCCCTGACGCCAGCCGAGGAAGACAGACTCTATCGCATCGGGACAACCAATCCGAACTGGGACGTGGCTTACTGCGCTTACGTGCTATCCATCAATACCACATGCGGGCCAGGCGAGATCAGGCATCTGCGATGCATGGATATTGACTTTGAGAAGCACACCATGCGCGTCCAGCCCGAGGGCGCAAAGAACGAACACCGAATCCGCGTGATCCCATTGAACGCGAGTGCCTGGCGCGCCGTCGAATATCTGTTCGCGCGCGCGGCGAAACTGGGCGCGACCGAGCCGCTGCACTACCTGATTCCGTTCCGAGTGAGAAAGGGACTCTACGATCCCGAGCGGCCGGCAAAGGGCTGGCGCTACGCCTTAAATGAAATGCTCACCACTGCGGGACTACACATCTCCGGCTACAGCTTCCGGCATCACGCCATCACGAAGCTATTGGAGAATCCAGACGTGAGCGAAGAGACAGCAGAGGCCATCGCCGGGCATATCTCGCACCGGATGAAGCGCAGATATTCACATACGCGTATCGAAGTGAAGCGCGCCGCCGTGGATGCGCTTGAAAGAATCGGACCAAAATCTGTGAAAGACAGTGCAAATCTAGAACGGTTCCCATCTCCTTCAAAACACGCCAAATAAAATCCTTGACACGTAGCGCATGGCTGCACTAGAGTGTAGCGCATGGCAACACAAAAGAAGTTAGCGAAACCAGAAAAACTGCCGGAAACGATCGGCTTCCGCTTTACTCCTGAAGATCGCCTATTGCTCGCCGCACTCAAGCAGCACTTAGGCGTTCAATCCATGTCCGATATCGTTCGTCAGGGTCTAAGGGCCTTGGCAACCAAAGAAGGGGTAAGTGCGTGATTTCCCACGGCCTTTTAAAGCAACGGATGATCGACTACGGACGCCGACTTTCTAATCCGAGGGTTGCAGGTTCGATTCCTGCCGGGCCTACCAATCTTTCTTTTCAATCCCTTCTCGTTGCAAACCACAACATCTCTCTTTTTCGATCCGCGCCTTCCCCCAAGGTTGAATTCCTGCGGACCGAAGAAGGCGAGCGGCAGCAGCGACTGAGCGAACGGGCTGCCGCACTCGCCTTCCAATTGAGGTCGCTATGACCAATCCACTCGTGTGCCTGCAAGAAGTCTTTCAGTTAACCGAGTCTCTATTCATCGTCGGCTTCTACGTGCTGATGACTGGCTTCGTGCTTTTCATGGGAGTGTATTCCACGTTCCGGAAGGGACTATGAGCAACGATGAAATCCATCACATCTTTGTCGAAGTCGCTACAGGCCGGGGAAGGCACGGCGGCTTTGTGATGAGCTTCGCGCAAGCCGTCATGCACGCCGATCCATCGAACTTTGAACTGGTGCGCCCGACTGCAATGGATCTGATTGCAAAGTATGAGTTGCATCGCTACCTGGACAACTTCGTTGTGTGCCACAAACCTGTGGATGGAGTTTTGTGAGAACCAGATTGGAGAAATGAAATGACGACGCGAGCAGATTTTTACGTCGGGCGTGGCAAGGAAGCAGAGTGGATCGGCAGCATCGCATGGGACGGCTATCCGGGCGGCATATCTCTAACGTCGCCGCACTCCAATTTCCCACAAGGTAAGCATTTATTCGACGCGACAAACGAACGGGAATTCCGCGAACGAGTTTCGCAGTTCTTTGAGAATCGCGACGACGTAACTTTGCCCGACTTGGGCTGGCCTTGGCCGTGGGATGACAGCCAGACAACCGACTTCGCCTATGCCTTCGATGAAGGGAAAGTGTGGGCCTCTTGCTTCGGAACTGAGTGGTTCCTGCCCACGCCAGACGGCGAGATGCCAGAGAAGCCGGGCACAAAAGCAGCCATCTTCCCAAACATGAAGCACCGTAAGAACGTGACGCTCGGAAAACGCTCGGGCGTAATTGGCATTGGTGGCTAAGGAGATTTAATCGTGAGCTTAACTGACGACGTTATAACTTCCATGTCTAACGCGCTCTCGACTCTTTCGAAGCGTCCAGAAGTAAAACTCGTGCCGCGCTGCACGATCTGCCAGACCACGGAAAATCTTGGAATCGTAGCCGGAGATTACTACTGCCAGATGTGTGCTGAGGAGTGTTTCGGCTGAAGAGTTTTGAAATTCAAAAGGAGGCTACATGCGACTAAGTGAAGCGATTCTACTTGGCAGTTCGGTAGTGAAACCAGAACCGGGATATCTCTTAACCGAATGGCGTGGAGAGAATCAAGGTTGCGCCCTAGGTATGGCGTGTAAAGCGGAAAACATTGCCGTCCTGCACCCAACTGACCTCACACCGATCTACGCGCACTGGCCGTGGACGCTCCATTCTTGGCACGCGAACCGCTGCCTGTGTCGCGACATTATACCCTTTCACAACGCGGCGCAGCTCATCGCTCATATGTTCGACTGGCACGTCTTCGATGACCAGTTCAGGGATACCCCTCGAATTCAACCCGTTTGGACCCTTGAGCAATTAGTTGATTGGGTTCGCTCCGTAGAGCCAGCAGAAGAAGAAGGCCAGACGGCATTAGACGGAAGGGAGATTTCGGTCCATGTCTAGTACTCGGGTGATTAGTTTTGCACCAAAAAAATCACAGGATATGACGCCGCTTTCCCACGTCGTGAAATCGCTCGAGATGGCGCTGCGAATACGGCAGTCGGGCGCTTCGTCCGAAACGTTCACAGGGTACAGGGACTTTTCGAACCAGAGAAAAAATGCAGGGCGAGCAAAAGCCAGAAGAGTTCTCCAGTTTCTAGATGTCTGCGTGTGCTGCGGCGCCGACGCCGAAGAGCGTCACCATAAAGACGACAACCCGACGAACAACGCGAAGGAGAATCTGGTGCCGCTCTGTGGAACCTGCCACCAGTTGGCGCATGGGAAGTATCCAAGGAAAGAAGGGGAAGTTGGGCCGAGCACGGTTAGTTACGCATGGAGGCATCCGGCATGACTATCCTTCGCGCTCAATTCACTCCACTCCTATCGTGGCCACCAATCAAGCAACTTGGCAGAACCTACGAACGCCGACTCCTGACGCGCACAACACTGGAAGGCCAGCCAGCAAGAGCCTGGTGCCATCTGTGCGAACCAGTAGAAGGGTTCCCAAGTATCGAAACAGTCAATGAGCACATGCATAGAGTTCATGTGGGGAGGCAGAGATGAAAATGTTCCATATCAGTGACGTTTTGAGCGTTACAACCGGACGATTGGTTTCATCCCGGCACATGGAAGGCATTTACGACATTCTCAATTTTTTGACCGGCGACAATCTTTACACACATCAACTCCCGCGCGCCTTTCGCGAGTGCGCACCGTGGATGCGAACGCAATTCCCCGACATCATGGAAGACAGCCAGATCATAGTCAGGTTGCTGCCAGAACTGGACGCCGAGATTGCAAAGGCTGCCGGGAACAAACCCTCGGTTGATCTTGCTTGTAGTCAGTGGGTGGAGTCAGTGCGGTTAGCCGCACATCTTCCGGAAACTCTGCCAGTTTACGAAATGGGAGCCGAGATGCACACGCGGATTGATCCTATCGAAGAGGCGAAAGCCATGGTGGGAGATAAGCGAGTGATTGTACGCCGAGCACGATGGCGGGCACGCGATTCCGAAGCCTGAAGAAAATTCAGGAGAGAAAGCAGACGCCGCATGAGGTTCATATCAATCATTGGTGTGCTGTTTGCCTACTTTGGGGGATTACTTGCCGGACTAAGTTATCAAACACACTACAACTTTCTCTGGTACATCTCGCTGCCCATTTGTTTCCTTGGCGGATTTCTCAGTCAATTTCGGAGAAACGCATGAGCCTCACAGAAATCAACCAGTCCTTCATGCAGCACCGAGCGCACTGCAAGCAAGGTCTGCGGCTCATCAGGCCCAGGTGTATGCAAAGTAGGGCTCCAGATTTTAGAGATGTTCCATCAGGCCCTTGTGGCAGCGGCCATGCAGGAGTTGGACAAGATGGAAAAGGTGAGGGTGGCATGAAACTAGCGGCGAAAGGAGAGCCAATGTCAGAGTCAGCAACCAAGTTTGAAGAGTGGGCGGTCCTCGAATTATTCGGCCATCAGCGTTTGGCGGGGATGGTCACAGAGGTTCAATTGGGCGGCGCGAGTTTTGTTCGCGTGGATGTTCCCGAAGACGGCAAGAAAAAAGGCTGGAAGCTAACGAAGATGTACAACCCGTCGGCGATCTACTCGATTACTCCTGTCACGGAAGAAACGGCGCGCTTGGTGGCAAGGTCAGTATCCGGAGAGCCGGTGACGCGCTGGGATGTGCAGGAGATGGTGCGCGAGGCGAAGAAGGCGCTGAAGCCAGCGTATCAAGACGAAGTGGCTTGAAAGGAAATTTGATGCCAATCGAAACCCTAACCGAACTTCAGTACAGCCAAGAGCGGCGCGGCCCGTTCAAACTCTACGTCTACGAACCCGACTCACCATTTCGTCGTGGTGCCGTCTGGTTCCAGAACAATCCAAGTGACAAGTTCGAGATCACAACCGGCGATGCCCTGCTCTTAGTTGAAATGGCTTTGGATCACAAAAGAGAAGTACGAATCACAGATAGCGGAGACCTGCTTGTGTATCACGCGAAAGATGGGAAAGTTTTGTACCCGAATAATCCTGCGAGGTTTTGGGAAGAGGTTGCAGCATGACAGTACCAACACAAGAAGCCATGAAAGCTGCTCGTGTATTGCTTCCGTTCGTTGCAATGGCGCACGGCCCCGGCCCGATCGCAACGGCGACGATTATCGACCGCGAAACTAATCTCCCAGCCCTATTAGATAGCCACCGGGAACTCCAAGAAGAATTCCAGCACGCAATTAAACAGCACGGTTTGGAAGTATGCCCGAGATTGGAAAAGGTGTTGGCTAAGGCTAAGGATCTTCAACCGTAGATTTTCAAGGGACTAAAAAATGAATGCAACCACAATTCCACGCCTCAGCTTTGAGACATTGACCTTAACTGATGCACGCTCCCAATTGGCGAAGGATGCGCAAACAAAACTTGGCTATAGCAAACTTGCGCAAGCGATTGCCTTGCCCGATGCTCTGCTTTACAAGCTGCGGGAACTAGAGATTCAGCCGCTGGTTACGGAGAAAGTTAAAGCCTACAAGTTGAGTAAGCAACGAGAGGGGATGTACTCAGGGACGAAGTTCGCAATTCTAGCGACGGCTTGCCTGATTTTCTTCATCACCGCATTTTTTACCGCCCTGCTTGAAAATGGTGGTCCAGACGGAAAGGAAGTTTGGTCCCAGTGGCACTACGGGATCAATATCCTGTTTGGCGTATGCGGCATTGCCTCGATTGTCTGCACGATTGCCGGATGGGCGCACCAAGGGCAGGGGAATCGCACCGTTCGCGCGTGGTACGACGCCAAATTAAATGACTATCGCGGCAATGTGCCTGAGTTCGTCTTAGCCAAGGCGGTCACATTAAAAACGGCGCTTCCCGGCGTGCAATTCTCTGTGGAATTTCTCGCGGAAGAAAAGCAAACATTTGTGCGCCCACTGCCTGATCCATTTCTTCGCGCCACACTCAAAGACGAAAGCTACTACATCGAAGTCTGGGACGAAAAGGAATACGAAACCAGAATGTAAACGTTTCAAGGGATAAAAAATCAACCCGTGCGCCTAAGCCGCGAAGCCGAAAACGCACGGGTCAATCCGAAAGGTAAAGCAACTCTATGAATGCCACTTTATTACCGAGACATGACTTTCCGCAAGCAAAAGAAAATCCACGGAGTTTGTGGAATCGCATCCTTAACCGAAAACCAGAGAAATCACTGGCCGCGAAATTGGCCGAAGTCTGCGATGCGGTTGGAGGCGTGGGGAAGAATGGCAGGAACTCCGAGGATGGCTACCGCTATCAGAAGTGGGCCGATATTTCCTCAGCTGTGCGCGGAGAAATGGCGAAGCGCGATTTGGTGCTCATCCCGCAAGAAGCCGAGATCCTCTCCGAGCAACGATTCGAGACGCGGACGGTAAAGAATGGCGTACTTGATGCGCCATTGGTAGAGCTCAAGATCAAGCGCGGCTATACCGTAACGGATGGCCGCGAATCCATCCACGGCTACGGCCTCGGAGTGGGGCAGGACTTCCGCGACAAGGCGCTTTATAAAGCCGAAACCGGCTCCCTGAAATACTTCCTGCGTGGTCTGTTCTTAATTCCGGACGTCGAGGATGATCCCGAGATCGCCGCCGATCGCGCGCAAGCCGAACTCGCCGAGGAAGTCAGTAAGCCATCGCTCACTGTCGAGCAAGCCAAAGCGCTGAACGAAAAGAACCGTCATTACATTGGCGAGCGTGCCATCCGATCCTGGAACACCCTCTGTCATCGTCACGGGAAAACCGTCAAGCAGCGCCGCGAATATCTCCTGCAAAACTTCGGCGTGAAAACCATTGCAGAACTGGAAACGAAACTTCACTACGACCGAGCCATTGTCTGGGCCTCGAACCGGGAAGACATAAAAGAGACGCTGGAAGCGAGTTTAGAAGTGGCGAAAGCTGGACCGCAACCCGTCGCCCAACTGCTCGACGAAGAGCCAGAAGAATTGGCGGGAGATTGGCGTAACTGAGAAAAACGTCCCGATGCCAAACTCTCTCCACAATCTGACCATAACTCGGGGCATGGGCCTCGCGTATTCGGTGACCGAGTTTAAAAAATGGCTAGTCTGGTGGACTCTCGAGAGAAACGACTTCAACCAGTCAAGAGCCGCAAAAGAGTTGGGGATACACAGAAATAGTTTAGTGAGAAGTATTCGGGAGTGGGAATGGCAAGAGTTGGTACACGAGGGGTTTGAGGAGAGGCACAGGCATTGGAGGGCAGCATAGTGAAGCCTTATTACGAACACAGAATAACGGTCGCTCGGGTATTTCCGCGTCGAACGAGAGCAACGCCTGATGACGATCTTGCATTCTTTGGGCCGCCGCCGTTCTCTATCGACTGTGACGAGGTTCACGTGGATGTCACTTTTACGGCAGACAAGTTGAGAGCCGAGCAGTTAGCGGAAGAGTGGAAGCGGATTGCTCCGGTAAAAATCGGCGGAGTAGCTTATGGCGATCGCGGCGATGAGTTTGTTCCCGGCAAGTACATCAAGCACGGTTATACGTTCACTTCGCGCGGATGCCCGGAGCGCTGCTGGTACTGCTCAGTGTGGAAGCGCGACCCGAATATCCGCCTACTCCCAATTCAGGATGGATGGAATATTCTCGACGACAACTTACTCGCCTGCCCAGAAGATCATTTTCGAGCCGTCATTGAAATGCTTCTCCGGCAGAAGCGATGTGTGGAATTTACGGGAGGATTGCAAGCGTCGAGGCTCAAAGATTGGCACATCGACGGATTCACGCGACTGAAGCCGCGCCCGGTATTTTTCTTTGCTTATGACGATCCCGACAAATGTAAGAAAAGTCCGCCTGAGGCTATGAGGGAAGCCGCAAAAAAGATGCTGGCTGCTGGATTCACAGCCGCGTCGCATCGCCTGCGAACATTTGTCTTCATTGGCTTTCCGCAAGACACCTTCGAGAAAGCGGATGCGCGACTGCGGGAAATGTTAAGCATCGGATTCACGCCATACGCCATGCTCTGGCAACCGGAAACACCCAGCGCTGAAAAACACCGACCGGCACCAGAGTGGAAGAAGTTTCAGAGATCATGGGCGCGCCCTGCCATCATTCACGCCAAGGGAGAGATAGCCGCTAAACGGCTTAGTCAAGAAGTATTCGATTTCTCGGAGGAAACAGCATGACCTTCGCCGAAGAGAAACTCCTGTTCGAAGCAGAAGCCGCTGCAACCAAGTGCCTTCTATGCTTCCTGTACGGTCACAAAGCTTCAGGCTGCCCTACTCTCTCTGAGCACCTTCTGCCGCACGAGACGAAACTTCAAGGCAGGACTTACTCCATTCAAGTACGGGGATGGAGATGGCGCTGGGCTCTCTGGTTAGCTTTGGTGGGATTTGGTATGGGAGTGGTAGCAGTTGAGATTTGGAAAGGGATGAACTGAAAATGACTCACACATTTACGGAAAGTGTGGTGTTGATCGAGATGCTTTGCCCCGTGTGCGGCGTGGTTTACGCAATGCCTTCACGGTTGCGGGATAAGAAAGAAGAAAATGGAGACAGTTTTTATTGCGTGAACGGGCATTCGCTGAGTTACACGGATACCGAATTGAAACGTCTGCGCCGCGAAGTCGCAGCGAAAACGGAAGAAGCTAATCGCCAGCGAGAAAACTTCTTCCGAGAACAACGACTGCACGAGGAGACACAGAAGAATCTGAAGCGCCTGAAGAAGCGAACCGCTGCTGGAACCTGCCCATGCTGCAAACGAACCTTCTCCCAATTAAGTCGCCACATGCAAGGCAAGCACCCTGATTTTGTCAAAGAGCATGGCGTGCCGATTGTCGAGGAAAAGCACGTATGAATTCCCGTCTTCGCCAACACGAAAAATGCCCGTTACATGGAAGCTTCTTCTGTTGCGGTCGCCCCAGCCCAAAGATCAAACGAGCTGCCTTTCGTACCGGACCAGTCGAAAGAGTCGAAGATGAATTCCACCCTCGAGGCTATAGGGAGATTTGTACTCCTGCCGAACTGCGAAGAAGAAAGCACGTCCTGATGTCCAAGGGAGAGCTGAACTGCCTTTACTGTGACGCGGACCTGAGAAAGCTGGATTACTCCCAGATCGAACTCTGCCACATCGAACCTAAAGGGATGAATGGAGCAAGAAGAGACGATGCCATGGCGAACCTGGCACTGGGGTGCAAAGTGTGCAATCGGGAGAATGGATCGAAAAGAATTGCGTGAGATAAACCAATGACTCTTGATCCCAGAAACGAACTCTCGACCTTCCAACCATCGAAACTGACGGACGAGCAAGCCTTATTCATGGCACGCATCCGCCGTACCCGGCAGGCGGGAATGCTACCCAGCTTGGAAGAGATCGACTTGCTGATCGAGATCGTGGACATTTTGCTCGGGTGAAAAACATGACCCTCGGCGAGATCAATACCGCATTCCTGAATCACCGGAAGAGCTGCACGAGATGCGCTACGCCTTCAGGATTCGGATTGTGCCGCAGGGGAGTTGAACTGATGGCAGAGATTTTCCGCTGTCAAGATGAGCCAAGCAGGAAGTTTGAAAGCGTTATGGAGAAAGTAGATCGAGTTATGGCGAGGAATCAATGAAAGACATCAACCAAGTTCTAGCCCAAAAACGTCGCGAGTTGCTTGACTGCCAGCAGAAAATAGCCTGCCTGAAGATCGTAGCTCCACTCCTGGCTGATGAGTCGGACAAGCCTCCAGAAGTTATAGCCGAGGAGTCAAAGCAGACGATCGGGTGGCCATGAAACGTTCCTGAAGTACTTCTAAGAGCTTGGAATCTACAAACGAATGAGTCGGAGGTGGGATAAATGAGCGAGTACGGCAAGATTGAAACGCTTTACGAGCGCGACGAGAAGACGTTTAAGGTTCGCGTCGGCGAATTAAAGAACCGCACCTATAGCCTGCTCAAGACGTGGCACTGGACCGAGAAGGTTGATGGAACCAATATTCGTTGCGTCTGGTCGGGCGGGAAACTTACTTTTGGCGGAAAGACTGACAACGCACAGATTCACGCTGACCTCATCAAGTGGCTGTACGAGAACATCTCAGCCGCGAAACTGCAAGAGATGTTTCCCGCAGAGGAAGGCGAAGGGAATGACGTTGTGATCTATGGCGAGGGCTACGGCGCAGGTATCCAGAAGGGCGGAGGCGACTACTCCCCAATCAAGAAGCTCATCGTTTTCGATGTGCTGGTCGGCGGCAAGTGGTGGCTAAGTTACGAGAATGTGGGCGACGTGGCAGCAAAGCTGGGCCTTGAAGTCGTCCCATCGTTTGGCGAGATGACGCTGGAGAATGCTACTGAGTTCGTTCGCAAAGGCTTCAAATCGAAGTGTGCCATAAATCTCGGCAAGGACGCGGAAGGACTGGTAGGGCGACCGGTGGAATGCTTGTTCGACAAAAAAGGTCATCGACTAATTACGAAGCTGAAAACCAAGGATTTCTAGTTGAGATCAGTGAGCAGGAGGCAAATTGAACGTTTCGGGATACAGGGGTGAGATAGAGGAGAAATGAACTCCAGGGAAAAGACGCTTGCTGCGGTTCAGAAGGCTCTAGTTGAGCGCGGGTACGTTGTGATTGGGATCAAGCCGGGGTTCGATACTCGCTACAAAATCGGGGAGATCGTGCGAGACGTTTGTGCCGTAGACCTCGGCCAGCCATTCCAGATCGTCGCGGAAACAAATGCGGAAGATTGGATTGCTCAGTGCAAGCTGGTTGGCGCTGAAGTGAATTACACAAACGGAGAAGCGTTCTATCGTGCAGTGACGGATTGAACCTTAGTGGATTAGAGGAGAAATGAGAGATCGCCGCAAAACGGTAGAGTCGCTCAGGAGGTTGGCGGAGCGTCCGGGAACGAAAGCGGAAGGCGAAGTCGCCAAAAGAATGCTGAAGCGGATGGCCGGGGATGTGCCCACGCCGAAGAAATTCAGTGCGGCAGAATTTTCGCGAGGGACCGCAGTGTTTTACAACTATTGGGCCTACCCGCAAAACGATCCATGCGTGATCGTTGGCAAGGAGCCAAAGATAATTGCCGGGGAAACCTGGGTGCGAATGAGGTTCACACATTTGAAGCAGCCTCGCAGAGTTCCAGTGACGAGCGCCAAGGGGTGTCACATATCAAAAACGCCACTATCGACTGCGGATGCTGAGTATATGTATTTGTGAACACTTTTTAGCACAGCAGGAACCGCGTTTTAGAGAGGACACGGACAATGAGTTTTGAAAGGGGAAACACCATGCGATTAGCGGAAAAAATGTTGCTCAATTCATCGTTTTATCAACTAGCGGAAGGAATTCGCCATAACCACCTAGGCCAACGGTGCGCTTTAGGCTTGGTCGAGGAAGATGTAAAGGTTCGCGACGGAATCTTGTGGTCTGGGAAAGATGGCCGCGCCGAGGTTCTCTATCCGTGGATAGCAGAAGTTATGGTCGATTATCCGTGTAATTGTGGCCGCTATCACCCATGCGGCCCACGAGCGCAAGCGGTCTCGGTAATCGCCCAGATATTCAACATTCACGTCATGGGTGACAAGACATGGACATTAGAACGCCTCGCAGACTGGATTGAATCGGTTGACCCAACGCCACGGTCGCAAGTTGAGGCCGTTGAATCTATCGCAATCCGAGACGAGCAGACAGTCGGTAGGTAGGTCCCTATCCCAAAGCTGTTTCTCGAAGCCACAGAAGCGCAGATGAAAGGTACAAAAAGGTTGGGAAGGAAGCGGAGGGGTAAATGAGCGGAACTGGATCACGAACGATTCACTCTTGCATCAATGTTCGCGGCGCACTTACGAATTGGCGCGACTCAGAGTGGCGAAATTGCGTCACCGATAAGGACGGTAAAACCTTGTCCCCGGCTGAGGTAAAAGCTGGATTTCTGGAAGAATTGGCGAACGGTAACGAGTTTATTCCGTTTGGGGATTGCGACGACTTTGACCCAAAGAAAGGTTGTCGCGGACACAGGGCCGTAAGCATCGGCGAGCAGTTGGGCAGGGACCCGCAACAAGCCAAGGCTAGCGGGCAATGAAAGCGTAGACCAAAAAGAGGGGTAAATGACACAGATTGAAGAAATCGTTTTGGCGCTGCATGTGGCCGAATCGACGATTGATGGTTGGGTCGAGGATTCGGAAGGCTATGTGAAAATCCATAAAGATGTGATTCGCAAAGCGGTGAATGCCGCAATGTATGCCGCTCAAGGTGGAGGGCGGTCAGTAGTTTTTAACGCGAAGCCAGCGGAGGGGTAAATGACAATCACGATTAAAAAGAGCGAGACTGCTGATACGAGGACGTGCGATTTCACGAAGGTCAGCAAGGACACGCTTTATGCCAGTAGCTTCCAGCACATAACAGATGTCAGGCGCGGGCTCGACTTCTTTCGCGACAAGATATTTGAGGCGGAGGAGGCGCACGACCACGACAAGATTAGCGACATTGACGGCTTCCACCGCGATTTCGTAACGGGATTCGCGCGAACCGAGTGGTGGGACAATCACCGCAAAGTAAACCGTCATCACCTGCTACAAGCGGACGGAGTTCCAGTGGACGTTAACCTCATCGACGTTCTGGACATGATTGCCGATTGCGTCATGGCGGGAATGGCTCGCTCCGGTTCGGTCTACGACCTGAATATTGACCCACTTGTGCTGCAAAAAGCCTTCACAAACACGGTCGAATTGCTGAAGGGTCAGGTAGTCGTAAGCACGGACGAGCAGTTGGGCTGGGAACCCGCAACAAGCCAAGGCTAGCGGGCACTGAAAGCGTAGACCCAAAAGAGGGGTAAAAGCAATGTCTGATCCAAAACGAAATCTTAATCCGCACAAGGCCGCTAGGGTAGCAATGGTCCTTTGGAATAAAGAATACGGGGCACAAAACGGCGGGTCGATGGATTTCTGGGACAAACTTTCGGAAGGCGACAAACGGATCTGCCGAGAGATCGTGAAGGAAATCGAAAAAGCGCCGGAGGAAGTTGATGTCTGATACTCAGAAAGAAATCCCAAAACGGATTCAGCGTCGAAGAGTTAAGAGCTGGAAGATGCCACTGAATACTGTTCCGGTTGGTCGTCCGAGCATATTCGGAAACCAGTTCAAGGTCGTACATTTCGTTTCTGTAGCAACGACACCGACTCACCCCGCTGTTGATGAGTGGGTCGTGCAAACAGACGCAGGCAGTTTTACTGGGCACTTTAAGAGTAAGCGTGAAGCTGCCGAGGGTGTAGTCGCTCTCTTCCGACTTGCGGCGAACGAGCAAACAAATTCCGCGGAATCATGGCGGCGAAAGGTGAAATTCGCACTGGGCGGCAAAGACTTAGCCTGCTGGTGCCCACTCGTCGACAAAGATGGAAATAAGGTTCCGTGTCATGCAGATGTCTTGTTGGAGATAGCAAATGCGTAGCCCAAAACGATGCGGAGCGTGGGATGGTAAGCAATGCATGGCGACGACGAAGTTGACATCCTGCGCCCTAACGATTCAACAGGGTACCATTCTAAATGGTCCAGAAAAAGTGATTGTGAATCTCTGTCGGAAGCATTTTCAACTCGACCTGCCAACTAAAAAAAGGAAATTGAATGGCTTATAAAGAAGTCTGCCCACTCTGTCAAAGTTCGCAAAAGAAGTTGAGGCTGTGTCCGCTAAAGAGTGACGATGGGCAACACGTTGAGCACGATGATGACTGTCCGTCTTGCATACATTGTTGGCATTCACCGGAAGCAAGAGTCTCGTGTCATGACCCTTGGCACGTCACTAAGGATTCCCCGGCCCGCGAAGATGATACTTGCTCGTCCATGAATCCGAAAGATATTGGGCGATTCAACGCTTCCTCGCCGAAAATGAACTTAAGACTTCGTTTGCAACTGACACGATGGCAATGGCTGAAGTTGGCGATAAAGGAACTTTTATGAACAAAGCCTCTCCCGGCGGATCGTGGCCTGAACAGTATCATTTCACGGAAGTCTGCCAAACCTGCACATCGCCAGATAGGGACAAGCCCTATACGAGTCACTTTGCCGGAGTTCCGATCGCAGAATGTGCGGACGAATTTCACGCGAAAGTCTGCCCAACCTGCGAAAGCACGAATCGTCACTGTCGGAAGAGTGTGGGATGTAAGGCTCATCCCGGAGGGTGCTCATATTCCGAGCCTTGTCCTGACCCTTGGCATAAAGTTGACTCTCTCCCAGTAGAAAGAATCAGCCACGCTTTACTGAAGTCTCATTTAAAGGGCGAAGAGTGTGTGTTATGTGATGAGGCGGGAGTAGAAGCCAAACCAGCCTCAGAGGAGAATGAAGATCAAAAGTTTGAGGGTCGTGGCGTGCTGACTGACTCGGAGCGAGGTCAGTCGGGGACTTCATCTTCGGGTGAAGGGCTTATAACTCGTCCGCTCAGAAACTTGAACGGCCCTCAATCAATTCGTCTCTCCTAGTAGCCAAGCCCGATCACTTTCGTGACGCCACGAAGATGATAAGTGAAAATGGGAAAGTAGAAGCCAAACCAGCCTCCAAGGAGGAAGAAATGGTAATGCAACAATCCGCAACAGCGACCGCGTGGATGTCAGTTGAAGATCAGCTCCCGAAAGAGAACGGCGAGTATTTAGTCGTAGAGGTGGGAGATACCGAAGCGTCTGCCGCTGATTTCTGCGACGGGATTTGGAAGACTGTTCGCTGTTTCGGTCAAGAATCAGAGGAGCGAGAACTTCACAGCGTAACGCACTGGTTGCCCATGCCAAACGGACCGTGTTTATGAATAAGCCCGAAGATTACGAGTACATCGAAACCAACGAAACGTTGATGGATGGGCCGAGATTCGCCCCATATCGACGTTGGTATGCCGCCGAGAAACTAAGAATCGACCGAATCAAGGCGAAGGAGATTGCGAATGAGCGCGAGTAAGGAACCAGCCGTAAAGCGTTTCACCATCGAAGTCTTGCAAGAGAAAGATGGCCGTTGGTTAGCTGATATTCCGAGCGTACCGGGAGCCATGGCGTATGCAAAAACTGAGTGGGAAGCAATTTGGAAAGCACTGGAAATCAGGGACGATGTGCCGGAGAGCCGAACAGAAATAGAGGCCGTTGGTAAGGCATGGGAGATTAAGCGAGAGGGCCAAACTTACACGCGAGAACTTGTCGAGAAAATCAAGGAAGATGCAGATGACTGAGCCGAGCGGAGAAGCTATGACAGCATATAGGCAATATCTTAGGACGCAGATTGCGGAGATGGCCGATTGGGAGCCGGGATTTGACATGCGTAACGTATCAATCAGCAACGCGGACACTGCCAACGGGTCACCGAAACTAGGAGATAAAATTGCGCGAAATCCAGCGAATCATGATGACAAATGGCTGGTAGCAAAGGCTTATTTTGAAGCAAACTTTGCGGAGAAGCTATGACAGCCGAAGAGTTTTGGCAGATTTGGTACGAGCAAATTTCGCATTCGTTGGCGAGACACACCCTCGGGAGAAGCATAGGAACCGACGAAATGCTATGTATAAGATTTGCCGAAGCCTACGCCTCTCACGTAACAGCCGCGCAACAGCAAACTAACTGGCGAGATGAGGCGCATCGTCTTATCAAGGAAAGAAACGAGATTATGAACGCTCTCCATATTTCGCGATTTGGTCATGCTGGGCATCCTTATGAAGTTCCAGCCGAGCCGGGGCCGCGAACATTCGCCACTTTGCCGGAAGCCGTAGCGTTCGCCGTTAATGACTGCGAGAAAGCTGAATCCTTGGTGGCCTCTCTTACTAAACAGCGTCCTAAACTTTACGACTGGAAAGAGAAGCCAGAGTCTTGCCCGGAATGTGACAGTAAGTGTTTCATCTCGGCAGGCGGCGGGGCAAACATGAAACTCGTCTGCTACCACTGCGACTTAATAGCAGAAATTTCCTCTCTTACTAAAGAAAGAGACAAACTCAAGAATGTCAACGCTCTTTACATCGACAGAAAAAACGACCTACTACGGGAATTAGCGGATAGAGATTACTGGAAAGATCGCGCAGAACAGGCAGAAGAGTTGATGGCCACGACTGAATCCCGAGTAGAGAGCTTAGAGAAACAACTTAACGAGGTATTTCTGAAAGCTCAATTCGGTTCGCGCGAGGGCATCGAAGAAGGGGAAAAGCACTGGGAAATTGCTCTATTTGAAATCATGGAGATTGCTCGGAAGGCTCTTCAGAATGAATAGGGATGATTGGCCGAGTCTAGATTTGGAGTGGTCGCAGCAAGATTTGCACGCTTACGTGCGGCAAATGGGAATCAATCCCGACCCGCATGAGATTGTTCCGCAGGGAGTTAAGTATATTCAATGGCCACAACCGCCGCTGACCGATGCGGAGGTGAAGCACTGTCAAGGAATAGCTCGAAAATTGGAAACGGGAGAAATCGAATCCCCGAATATTACTATTCCTCGAAGGCGTGATCCACGGAGAAATTAAATTATGGATTGCTCGGAAGGCTCTTGATAAAGAAGGCTAGGCTTTGCGGACTGGCCCTATAAGGAAGGCTAAAAATGTCGTTCGGTGAGGGTATCGCTAGTATGGTTCAGCGAGTCGAGGAAAAGCATGGATCGTTCGCGGCATGGTGTGCTTTTATCAGCATTTTGGGAAGCGCACTCTTGACCGGTGTCTTAGTCGCCTGTCTTGCTACAGAGCACACAGATTTGGACGATTGACCGCGAGCACCCAGATCAAGCACCGTGCAATCATCCGCACGTATGCGATACATTTCACGGATATCTGGCCTATGATGCCCGCGATTGGTGGAACAACGACTTTAAGAAATGGTGATGGTACGGAGTAGAAATGAAAGCAGTTTGGTTTATCTTTGTATGCTTGGCGTTCGTCGGGTGCTCAAAGGATCATTCAGTAACGCAGAGTGGGACGTGGCACGTTGTCGAAGAACAGCATGACAACACGTCGTTGCAAATAGAGTGGATTAAGCGGATGACTGAATTGGAACTTACCTACACCACGCGAACTTATCAGTGCATAACCGAAATGTATTCTTTGGCCTATCGCCCAGTCAATTCCGGCCCAGTCTGTCGAGAGTCATGTAAGCTACTGAAGCAAATAAATGTGACGGCCGCCGAAGCACCTACTTACATTAACAATCCACAACAATACGCGCAGGGAGAGAGTAAGGTTTGCAACGAAGCGCCGAAAAGAAAACACAGCGGATCTTGATACTAGTCTGGCCCTATTCCATCCAAGGAAATCGGGCCAGTGTAATAGGCTAGGCTGTTGGCGCAGGCGCAGCGTTCAACTTTCTACTTCTCTCGCACTGTCAAAGACGGAGACCGATCCTTCGTGACTTCGCAGGCCACAAAGTTTGCTCGAACGTCATCAGTGATATCGGGTTTGAGAATTTCCGCGCGCGCCGTGGATTTTAGATCCCAGCGGACAGTTGATTCAAACAAGCGCTTGAGTAAGCGGGTCTTGCCTGTATTCAAAAGATGCAAACGTAGACGCTCCACTGCGGCGGCATCGATTGAGGTGGACTTGCCGAAAGTGCCCATGATTTCCCATCGCAAACCGTGAAGGATCTTGCTTTTTTGCGCGTGGGCTGAGCCGCACTGACTCACGAGATCAACAAGTTTTGCTTCTACTGGTTCAAGTTTCTCCTGGGCGGCTACGCGGGCGAGAGTCGCCTGCAGGAGAGCATCTTTCAAGGTGGTGTACTCGAGGGCGAGTGTATCGACTTGGGCGGCGGTTGGAGCTTCGAGTTTGGCGAGAGCGGCCATGGCCATAATGAACTCCCCAGCCCCTATCTTAGTCTCGAATCAGGGCTGGGAGAGCGGAAATTACGCTGTTACGGGCGCCGGGGCTGCATTTAAGACGTTGACCACGGAATTGATATAGCCAGTCACCGCAGCTGTGCTGTGGTCCTTTCCTGCATCCGCTAGGCCTGCTGCAACGACGGGTTCGACCAGCTGGAGGACGTCGGCTAGCTTCTTCGGGCCGGATCCGGTTTGCTGGCCTAAAGCCGTGTATTTCTGCTCGGCCAGGACGACGGCGGCAACGGTTGAGTTAAACATGGGACCTAGGGCTGGAGCGAAGGCGGCAACGGCTACTTCACCGGCGCCGGCAGCGATTGGAAGGACAAAGTGCAGGCCCTTGGCGAAGTTCTGGCCGGCGTGTTCGAGGAAGCTGAGGAATTTGTTGGACATTGGTATTCTCCTTTGAGGTTGTGGAAAGGTTGAAGGGTCATGCGAAAACTTGAAGAGTTGAGTAAGAAAGAATTGATGTTGCTCGTGGAGCGTTACGAGAGCATTCTGTCGGGTCGAGCCGCTGACAATGAATTAGACAATGGTCCCTTTGCCCATCGCCCTAGACGTAAAGAAGTGAGCGAAGACGGCGTCGTCCTTGATCGCATGCGTTTTCGTACACATATTGGTGCCGCTATACCGCGCATCACTTTAAGGAATAAATAGTGACCCGAAGCGTGCCGCCGTCCAACTCACATTAAGAAACTCGTGAAACTTTGTTGGCGGTTGCGCCAGCCGATGTACAGCTAGTTTCATGTCTCCTGACATGGCGGAAGAGTTGGCTGAGATCACTTCGAGATTCGCGGAGACGGTATTGAAGTGTGTTAGTAGTTCCTGAATTTGCGGATCATCCAGCCTAGCGTTTAAGGTGCCAGTGGCGGTGGTCAATCCGTCGGCGGAGTTTCCGAGTTTTGCAAGCGTGCTTGAGAGTTGGTTTCCATTCTTCGCAATTTGGGAGTCGATCGCCGGTAAGGTTTCACGGTTGACGTGCTGCAGGGTGCCATCCACAAAGGATCGGTCGACGCGGGAGATGAGAAGTCGTAAGGCTCTTCCCGTATAGGCAGCTTCGCTTGAGGTCGCTTGCCAGTTCTTGCGCTCTTCGTTGGCTGCGGAATTTAGCGTGTCAGCGGTGAGGGTTACTTTCGTCATCAGCCCGTCCACTTTTTTCACCGAATCATCCGCGCTTCGGAGCACTGGATAGATAGCGGCTAAGTCCCGGTGCAGGTCGCGAACGAGAATGATGGTTCCACCTGAGAGGATGAGCAGGAAGGAAACGAGCGCTAGAGAAATAGCGGCTTTCACTTTTTGTCGATCGCTCGCATGCGCTTATTGAACTCTTGCAGGGAGATGTTCTTGTTTTTGTGTTTACAGTAAACGTGAACCAATGTCCACACGATGACAATGAAGACAAGGCCGACAGAAGCAAAGGTGATCATTAGCTTTTCGGTAGCTGTGCCGCATCCGCTTTGATCGTTGCTGACTCCACCTGCGCCACCGTAGAATGATTCGTTCCGTCCTTCGCCATCGCCAAGCCCGCAGCCAAGATCAGGCCAAAGATCGCGCTTCGCCAGTCCGTGTGTTGATGCGCTTCATAGGACTTGATAGCCGCGACAAACTCAGGCACAGAGTAGGCGAAGGCGCAGAGCGAGGCCAAGTTTGTTTTCCAGTTTGCGCGCGCGTAATTCAAGAATGAGTTCATGGGTTGAGTTCTCCTTTTAAGTGATGGTTTTCGGCCCAGTCGGCTGCGATAGCTAAAAACCTTTAAGCCGGTTTGTCGAAGGCGTCGAAATAAGTAATGGTTTGCGGCCCGGCTTCGCAGGCAGAACAGAGTTGATCGAACAGTTTGTCGAATTCATCGCGACTATGACCGACAAAATCCTGCCCGTGCATAAATCCGACCAGCGTGCAGCCCTCTGTGTCTTTCGGGAAGTTGCCCCAGTGGATCAGCACTCCATTAAAGTCGGGAACATTCTCGACATGCGGCATGAGTCGCTGAAATTTCGGAGAGAAGCGCACCGTGAGTTGGTAAGTGCCCGCAGGAATGGCGCGAGGTTTAGAGCCGTCAGTTTTGAAAGGCGGTTCAAGTGTGTAGCACTCAAATTTTCCGTCAAGAAATATTTCGCCCATAACCGACTTCGGATCGGACCAGCGGCGGCGCACTAGCATATTCATGAATTGCCTTTCTCGCGCTTCACATACCAGAGCGCCAGTTCTGTGCGGTTATCGAAGCCAAGCTTGTCGAAGATGAAACGAAGGGTGTTCTTAATGACTTGCTCTGTGGTGCCGATGGTCAGTGCGATGGCCTTGTTTCTAAAGCCTGCGGCGACTAATTTTGCGACTTCCTTTTCCTTTGGTGTCAGGCGCAGATCATGGGCAGGGATGCGCTTTGGAAGCTTGGGAAAGCGTTGGGAGTAGGTCATCCGGGGGAGAACGATCAGGTCAGAACAATGGCGCCGTGCGCTCCGGGGGCTGGAAGCTGCACCGTGAAAGTCGAGGTCGCGGTTTCCGTCGTGAAACTGAGAACGGCAATGGCCGCGTTTGATTTGCTGGAGTTGTAAATCAGCGCTGTGTCTGCGGTGAAGGAAGCACCCGTCCAGACCGGATCATCGAAGTCAAGGCAGGCCGAATGCACATCCAGCGCGACCGCGCGTCCGCTCAATGTTTTGGAATTTTGCGTGTAGCCTAAGGCCGTCGCCAGTTCCCCGACACTCGTATAGGTTGCTGTTCCCTGATTGAGTGTTGCCGCGAGTGCTGTGTAAAGAGCGACCTTGTAGGTATCGCCGGATTGATGAACGCCGCTTAAGACATCCAGTTTGAATTGATCGGTGACGCAGGCTGTGACGGCCATAGATTTCCTTTAGGTAACAACTGCGGTTGGCGCGTTCTCGGTGAAAAGTGCGGATACGCCAGCGGGTGCGGCAGTTCCAATCGGCTTGCGGATGTACCATGCGACAATGCTTTTCGTGGGCGCGTAGCCAGCTGTCAGAGTGATATGTGCGCCGCGAAGCTGGAATCCGACTCCCGCGCCGCCTGTGATCCCCGTGCCTTCAGGAGCCAAGAGCTTGTCATCCATTTGTAGAATCAGCCAGCCGTTATCCGTTGTTTCTCCAGCAATCGGCGTGTAGACAGCTGGAGCATATTGCAAATCGAACTCTAGATTTGAACCGTCGATCACTCCGGCTGGAGTTTCGCCGCCCACGAATAAAGGCAAGGTTAGATCGACGTATGCGCTAACCGGGCAAGGGCTGGTGCTGGTTCCCTTCTGCCATAGGATGTTTGTCTTTCCGCCCGGAGCTGCGGGAGTCGTATCGTTAAAATTTGTGATCTGCGCGGTCTGAAATCCGTTGACCTCGATGATCGATACGTCGGCTGTGAACGTCGTCATTGAACCTGTTGGCGCATTGGTGGTCGTGGTATCAACCAACGGAGGATGCGAGGCTTGACGGCTTGCCACAACGATCACGCTGACTCTTGCGTTGGCGTTCGAGTCATCAACGTAGGGTCCGCCCGGCGGGAGTCTCCAGCAATTCAGCGAGACTGCACCCGTTGTTTGATCGACGGTTCCATAGAAAAGAGGCAAGCGAACATGCGTTCCGCCAGAATTGTTGATGACGTCCTTCCACGTCCAGACATAGACGCACTCAGCCCTTGAATAAACGTAGCCGTCGACTGGACTGGTAGGAGTTGGAACGGTTGAACCGTCTGCGTAATCGGTCGGTCCAAAGAACTCAGGACTGAGAAGCGCTTCGTCGATATTGTGCTTGATGTCGAGAACTTCCGAGGCGCGAAGATCATTGCCCGGAAAGAAGAGATCAGGGTCAATTTCGGTAAAGCTATTCGCGGTCGGCGAGAAACTGGTTGGCGTTGCACTCCGGGTGCAGAAAGCGAAGACGGCGATGCGTCCAAAAAGAGGTTCGCTGATAACGCTGTTCCCGCCGTCTGTCGAGAAAGTTGCAGAGACGGTGCAGACTCCAGAGCTCGAAACGCTCGCATCAAATGGTCCAGCCTGCTCATCTGATCCGGGAGGCTGGACATAAGCCGTTCCCAGAGTCGTCCAGCGCCACGAAAACATGAACTTACATTCCGCCGCTGAATAAGCGTAGCCGTCGACGGGACTGGTCGGGAGAGTAACGATTTGGGTTGTAACGTACTCCCCGAGGTAGAAGACTTCCGTATTGACGCAGCAGAATTTCGCATCATCGTTCAAAGCCTGCGCCAGCGCTTGCGTCAGCGGCTTGTCGGTTGCGATGTCGGCTTCGCTGATCGCGGTGAAACTGGCAGGCACGGCCATGAAGATATTCGCGCGCTGTCGCTGGCCGATGGTAAAAACCTGAATCGATCCATCATTCGATTGCGCCGGATTACGCGAGTCCGCCGCGCTTGAACGCTCGTACCACTCTTCCGAGAAGACTTCCCCTGTTGACTGATTAACATCCCAGTTGGCGAACCAAAGGGAATCCGGGCCGGTGATGAAGTTGCTTTTTGGGTCAACGCTGTTGCGTACCGTCCAGATGTAAATAAGTTCGGAGCGGTCGTAAATATATCCATCGGTTGGCGAAACCGGAAGCGCTACGGTATCGCCATTCACATAGATCGCCTGGAAGATTTCTAGGTTATCCATCCCGCAAGCGGCATTGGCGTTGATCTGCTCGAGATGCAATCCGAACGCAACTTGCCCAGCGACAAAGACGGAATCAGAAACATCACTGAATCCGGGGATGATATTTAGGTGGAGGGGCATGCGGGGTACGACTAGAAAAGTCTAGGAGCAACTAGGAGAGCGTGTTTCCGGGATTGCCGTTCAAGTACTGATCGTCATCACCGGCGAGAAACATTAACGTGTCCTGATCCGTAACTGGAGCAGAGGTATACACGGGTTCCCCATTCGGTGCGATCAGGTACTGCTTAAATGGAGAGAGGTCGGTTTCGAGGAGTTTCAGCTGCACGAGGCAGGGAAAGAATTGCCACTGCCGATCCATGACCGTGAAAGTTTTCCCGACCACGCCCATCACGCCCGCATTTCTATCGGGAACCTGGGGATGGGTCATGGTAGCGATGTCGCCCGGTTCCACCAGACACTGACTCCAGAGAGCGTTGATCGGATTGGCATTGCCATTGCCGCTGTTGCTGGAACCGAACATAAGTTGCTTGAAGCCGTAGCGCAGGAAGATCAGCCATGCCGTCAAAGCGCCGAGGAAGATGCCCTGCAATCCCGAGCGCAGACCTTTTGACTCGATGATGTGGTTGCCGTAGAGTCCGAACTTGGCCACGCTCGCCGCATCCTCGCGCACGATCTCCGTGAGCGGACTGTCCGAGGAGTCATAGTCAAGACGGATGCTGACTTCATTGATCAGGTCAGCGGGACCGGATTCGGGAATCTCGATCAAGTTGTCGCGGTTGAAATCAGTGACTGGGATAATGGAGAGCGGGTAATAGAAGTTGACCGTGATCTCGCCGAGATTGTTCGGCCAGATGTAGGCTCCGAGAGGTTTCATTAGTTCGTTAGCGATGAAGTCTTTGGCCACCGGAGGCGAAGTGATCTTAAACTCAAACTGCACCCCGTTGTAAACGGTGTCGCGGTATTGCTCGATTTTGGCGATGTCGACGGCTGCGATTCCAACTTCATTCGTCAACGCGTTGAGTAGGATATCGAGAGGATGACCGTTGAGCGTGCGCGGATGGTTTGAATCAGTAGGAAATCCGTCGTCGCCAACGGTGTAGATGGTACGAGTTAACTCCTGCCTCACATCGGGACAGGTAAAGACGTACTCCATGTTGCCGTTAGCCGATTCGATAGCGTCAACGGTGCCGGTGAAGAGAGTCACGAAGTCCGTCCGATCCATGCCGTCGAAGCCAGCCAATACTCGCATCCGCTTCCCTTCAAATACAAAGGTTGGAAAGTCCGCCGTAATGAGCCCGGTTGTTCCTCCGGGCGGGAGGCGATCCTGAACATTGAAGATCATGTCGGCGAGATCGGCATCGCCGTCCAGATCATTAATGGTCAGCAAATGATCTTCGATGGAGACGAGCCAAGGCTGAACAGTTTCTCCACCAGTGAATCCGCCGCCGCCGCCGCCCGTAACTGCGGATACGGTATTAGTGAATGTGATGTTGACGGTTGTTCCGTCAGTAACGACGATTGCAGTCGGATCTTGGCTGGTAGTGATATCCCATCCGGTAAAGGGAGTCTCTGTGACATGGTAGCTTCCGGCGACAAGCGGGCCGCTGTCATGCGATCCGCCGTCAATGAGAGTAAAAGGCGGTCCCCAGCTTGGCCTGAAAACGAAGGTTCCGGGCGAGCCAGAAGGAGATGTAGCCTTGTGGACGATGATATTTCCGGGTCCGGGAGGAGCGGAAACACCAGATGCTACATAGAGCGAGGATACGCAATAGGTCGTGCTCCCGGAAGCGGTGAACGTCGGAACAGGGCTCGGTCCGATCGCAGCATCACGGTAAGCGACGGCATAATTTCCCTGCACCGTGTCAAGCGTCCACGGTGAGTCAACTGCGGAGATTGTCTCGGAATCCGCCCCAGCGATGGCAAGACAGAAATCATTCGTTGTTGTCGGAGGATTAAAGTCGGTTCCGATATCGACGAGACTGGGGCCGACGAGAGATGAGGACGGACCTTGATCGTGGACTTTACCCCAAACGTCATTAGGAGTTAAGAAATTTGGAGATGCTGTGACGACACTGCAATCAATTTCAAAAATCCAGATGAAATTCCCCGCACCATAAGACGCATTAGTGACAACGGTGACTCCACCCGTAGCCGGAATCGGAGAATCAGTAAAGAGGATATCCGTGGATCGTGCGCTTGAGAATCCATACGTACTTCCCAAGCTGAGATAGTCATTCCCTTTGTCGTCTGTGACAGTGGGAGTACCTCCTCCTTCCAATGCGACGAGCGCAACAATCGTGTTTCCCGCGAGCGTAGGAACGGCAAACGTCGCGCTACTCGTCCCGTGTGCTTTCTGGCGGAAACTCATTCTTGTCCTACGCTGTTGGCATTTCGAAGGTTTTGAATGAAGTGCATCACGCCGGTTTCATCTTCCACGCCATTGCTGAACGCGTATTGATAGCCATCGATTTCAATGATGTAGATAGGTTTCTTCACGAGTTTGGTGTTGGCTGCGTTGAAGGCTTCAGAGGCTACGATCATAAAGAGAACGCTCCCAGTGGAACGAGACGAAGTACAAGCGTGAATTTCGAGAGGCCGCGCACGCTGAAGCTGGGCTTAAAGTTTGAATCTACTAACTGGAACGTCTGAAACGCCGTCTGCGTAGCATCGAGATAGTAAGAAAATTCTCCGCCTTGAATCGCGTAGTCAATGAAAGTCGCCCAGGCTGGTAGATCGGACCACGGCACATTCTCCATTTGCAGATTCTTGATGATGTCAACGCGCTCGAGTGCTGATTGGCGAAGACCTGACGAGGTGAACGAGTCGTGCCGCGTGGCTTCGCGGTCATCGAGCAAGGGTTTATTGACCGGCGGATAAGTGAAGGACAAGGTGATAGGGACACCCGTTCCCGTGGGGTCATAGAGGATCTGTGGAAGTAGCATTTAGGCTCTGCGGGTGATCTTGTGCGTGTTGGTGCCGGTCATTCGTCCGCGTCCGGTATTCACTTGATGGGTAATTTTTCGCATTAGTTTTCCGACTGTATCGCTGGATACCATGCCCTTGATGTTGAAGATGGTGTCCCCACCTCCACCGCCGCTGCCGGAGTTGTTATTGTTTAGGTGTTGGGCGATGGCTTCGCCGATCATCCGCATGGCATTTGAATCATTCAGTGGCAGGACGGCTTCTCTTCGATTCCCTTCTCCCAGCATTGCAAGGGTTGGGGCTGTGATCAATCCGCCGCCTTCAAGGTGAGGAATGTTCATTCCCTGCGCTGGAGCGGCCGCTGGCGTGTTTGTCGCCGTTGTGCCAGTGGTGTTGATGGTGGTAGGGCCGGATTTGGCAGCGCCCCCCGATTTGCTCGCGTTGCTGGATAATCCCGACATCACACCACTGAGCACCTCGAACAGAACAGCGGCAGCGGTGTATTCCCCAGCTTGCACATAATCTTGCCCGGCATAGGCGAACGCGGCTTGAGCCATGCAATACTCAGCCCACTTCTGCGCCATCTTCCCGATCATCGAGAACGTGGCCGCTTCCATGGCTTTGCCGAAAGATTCTTGGCCAGTGATCATGGCTGCGGTTGCCGTGGCGAAGGCTCCTACTTCTTCCGTATACGCAGCCTTCATCGTGTCCTTGAAGGTGGTAAGAGCCATGCTTACCGCTCCAACTCTGTGTGCGTCATCCTCCAGTTGCTTGTCGAGTTTTTTGAGTTCCTGAATTTCCTTGTCGATGGCTGTGGTATTTAGGCCGCGCGCTTTTGCTTCTTTCAGTTTGATTTCGGCAGCCAACAGAGCGCCGTGATTGTTTCGCAGTTGCTCTGCGAGAAGTTGGTTGCCGCCAGCTACTGCTAGCGCCAGGGCTTGTCCGTAATAGCCCTTGTCAAGAGTCAGTTCTTTGTCTCGAAATGCCTTGTTCGTGTTCGCAAGCTTCGTTTTTGTAGTCTCTTCAGCCTGAACCGCTTGATCCAATAATTTCTGGAGTTCCGCGATTTGCTGCGGCGACATGAACGGATTATTTTGCGCAGCCGATAGTTTGTTTTGCGCTTCCTTGATGGCGTCTTCCTCGTGCTTCAGGAGGGTTTTTAGAACTGACAGCTGTTTTGCATTTTCCTCCGTGTATAGAAGTTCAAGGCGTTTGGACGCTTGCGCAGCCGAAATATATTTGAAACTGGCCAGTTCAGTTACGGCTTTTTCCTGTTGGCTGTAGGTTTCGCTGATGACGGCTAGCTCAGTTGTTGCGCTCTTTTCCTCCAATTTTAACTTTGCGGCGGCAGCAGTGTTGATGACCTTAAACTCTGCATCTTCGCGATCCTGCACAAACTTAACGCGCTCAGTTTGGAGAGATTTATAGAACGATGTGTCCTGAAGTCCCTTCGACTCTTCTTCCTTCATCGCAGCATTGATAACCGCGAGACGAGCATCCGATCCAGCGCGGGTTGCGGCCAGTTTTTCTTTTTCCGTCTGCTCCAGCGTGGCGATGGCTTGATTGCGTGCTTCCGTCCTTATTTTCTCTTCCCACGCGGCCTCCTTCTCTGCCTCCTTGGCCTGATGCTCGAATGCTTTATCTGCTTCGGCAGCTGCTTTCTCCCAAGCTCTGCGCTCGGCTTCGGCCGTTTCATCCGCAGCTAATTGGACTCTCTTGTGGACGTTTTCTGCCTGAAGACCGAAGTCAGTTTGAGCTGCGGTAGCTGACACAACAGCACCAGAGAGTTTTTCTATTAACTCTGTATTGTGCGGAGCTTGAGTTTCTACAACCTTCATCGCGTCTTTGGTCTTCGTCGACAGAGTTTCGTAAGCTTTCGCAAGCGCCTGCGCCTGAGCGACTTGATCTTCCTCGTTTTTGCCGACAGGTTCAGCTCTGAGTTTATTGATTGCGATGACCTGCTTCTGAACTCCAGTGAGTGCGGTTTCTACATCTTTCGTGCCGCTAATAACCTGATGCCAAGCTCCAGCGAAGGCCTCTGGGTTCGCATTGAGAAGAGTCCAGAGCGAATGCAGGTCCTGCGAAAATCTCCCAAAGAACGAGGTGGTTTTAATGATTGCCTCGTCCACTTGCTCGAAATCCTTGCCGAATGCTGTGGCTAACTCGTCTGCTGCCTTGCCAGTTTCGAGCAGTGCCTCTTGTAGTCTGTTTTTATCAGGACGACCTTCTAGTTTTGCAATCTGGTCATCGAGTTTAAGATTGGAGAGTTCCAAGCTTGCGGTATGGTCGCGCTCTTTAATGGTCACGTTTTCGGTAGCAAGCGCACTTTTCTCTAGGGCTTTTGCCATCTGCTCATGTTTGTCGATGGCTTTCGCTACCATGTCCACCAGAAACACCACCGCCGTTGCCGCGAATGCGGCGCTGAGCAATGAGCCGACACCAGGAAGTTCGGCTAGGAAACTAACAATGTGACGGGGTAATTTAACGCCGATCAAATCACCTATTAAGACTATTTCGCCGCGAGCCTGTGCCGTAGATTCTCCGGCAACGTCCATGGCCTCTTTGATTTGTCCACCGGCATAAGGAGCGTTTGAAGCCGTGGCATCCAGTTCAAAGTTGATGCCTTGCACCGCTGTGCCTAACTGCCCGACGCTGCCGGTAGCAGCGGCCATGGAGGCTTCCGTCTTAGCCGGAATTTCGGCGAACACTTGATCGAGCTGGGTTATGTCGCCGAGAAAGGTAAGAGTCGCGTCTCCTATTGACAGACTCATAGCGATCCTATCTGTAGGGTTCTATTGCACATAACTAAGTGATTGAAAGAGTTATAAAGGTGAGATAGCATGCCGGACCATGACAACGAATGCGGTTCCGATAGCACTGACTCAAGAAGTTAGGCGAACGGGAGATAGAATTTCTGCCGACGCGCACCACATCGCGCAATGTGCACGAGAAGATGCAAGTCATATCGTTAAGCACATGTGGATAATTGCTGTACTGCTACCGCTAGCCCTCTTCATTATCGTGGCACTGGCAAGGAATTAAACCAATGTCCGAATGTGCCGAGATCATTCACTTCAAAAAAATCGAGAGTCACCACGCCTACGCGGAAACAGATGAGGTAGCCGAGTTGTGGCTGAGAAACCATAAAGAGGTCAAGAGCCACATCTTCGCGCGCATCGCAGGAGTGAGCTTTGCAAACTTAGACGGCAGTTCGCGGCAAGACTCCCTAGCCACTTGCAAACCGCTCGATCCGCTGATCCTGAAATGGGAAGTAGAAAATCCTGTCTCGCGAACCGCGATTTCCGTAAATCTAGAAAACGGCCATCAACTCGGTTACCTAGAAGCCGAACTCGGTAAAACTATCTTCAAATGCATTCAAAAGGGTGAGCATTGGAGCGGCTTTATCGTCCACATCGGAAGCCCAGATAAATATCTAGGTGCGGTGATCGTCCTCACTAAGCTATCCCCTCTTCCTGTACTGGCAGTCCCATTGTCCTGAATAGCTCCAGATCGCTAACTTTTCCGCCGGAACCAGACTCGGCTTGCCGTGAAGCGTCCAGCGATCGCCGAATCCTCTGATTGCGTTTGCGGAAGACAAGCGCCATCAACTCTTCTGTCCAGTGCAGGTTGATGTATTCCGGGGTGACGTGCCACTCTGTCAGTGCTAGTTCGTAAATTTCGGCGACGCTAGCGGGTTCGCCCTCATCACTTGTGTCGCCATCGCAAGCTGGGGCAAGAAAGGGTAAGCAACCTGCATGACTGCCGAGAAGGCTGCGGCGATCTGCTCTTCGGTCGCGTTGGCAAGAACTTCATCTTTCGGCAGAACCTCACCCGCGTAGAGAAACACGAGATCGGCTACCTTTTCCGGGAACTGAATCAAGGCGAAGGTCATGCCGCTTGCGACTGCATTCGAATCGGCCGCTTCGACTACTTTGAAACTTCCCGTTAGTCCCGAGAGTTCGGTGTTGAGCGAAATGCGCCACTCCCGCGAGGGCAGCACAGTAAGCACAGGAATCTTGTAGTCTTTATCGCCAAGCTTAACTTTGATGGGAGCTTTGGCGAGGATATCGGACTCAGTACGTTTTTCCATGGTAATAAACCTCTTTGAAAGTGAAAGGAAAAAGGGCGAGACAATGCCCGCCCCTTTTCGTTGATCCCCAAACTCCAGGAGAAAACCGGAGTCGAGAAAAAGTTAGGAATTGAGCAGGATGCCGACGCGCAAGACGCCTGCCTTGACGGCCGCGTTGTTGGCGAAGAACTTCGTAATGCTGGTCGTGATCGGGTTCGTCTGGTTTGGAATCTGGTTATTCCACGCCACGGACTTGTTGGCTGCCAGAGCAAAGTGCTGCCCGGAGCTTCCGCCCGCATCGTTCGTGTAGACATCCATCGCCACTAAATCGGCGTTGATGACGATTGAGACAATCTTGGTTCTATCGATAGTGCCCACATCGATTTCAACGTTCGTGGCTCCGGCTGCAACGGCTTGTTCAACTTCAACCGCATAATCGCCAGTAACGAGCACCGGCGCGTCGGCCGGCAGAGCGGTGAGTCCCGGAACCGTAACCGTATTCTTCCAGGTGTGTGTGACCAAGGTATTGAAGATCGTCATCGAAGCAACGAGCTTGAGGTACATCGCAAGTATGCGAAACATAGTGTTTTCTCCTTTTGAGTTGTTGGGGTTGTGAATTGTGAAATGGAAAGGTTTGTGCGGAATTACAGCTTAGAAATCTCGGTAGGTGGCGAGATCGGCGGCGGGCACAAGCTGCGTGGAATCAACCATCGCTTCCAGTGACAGGCCGTAAGTGATCTCTGTCTTTTTGTGGTAGTGAATCTTCGAAGCTCCCATGGACACGCTGCGATAGACGAGACCGAAGCGCGTCTTGCCGCTCGGCGCCTCGCCGATAAAGCCGATCACGTATTCCGGGGGATCTTCCACGGAGCCGAAGGTAACCGTATCCGTTCCATTGAAGGTGGCACCCGCGCAGGCTAGTGCCAGGTTCTGCAGATTGGCCTGAGAGAGTTTCGTGGTCATGGTGAGTTTATGGCTGATCAGTTTCTTTTTGACAATGCCCAAAACCTCATCAACCTTGATGTCGTAGAACGTGGCTTGATAGTCCCACTCAATGCCGTCATTCGTGTAGCCGGGCTTCGTAAAGGCGGCAAAGTCTGATTCGTTGCCGGTTAAAGTTGGGATAGCAATTCCGACGGGTGCGACGTAAAGTGCGGCCGAACCAATCGTAATGTCAGCAGTGTTTCCGGTTAGTGTGATTGGCATACTGTATTTCTCCTTATTCTCTCTAGTCGCCTAGAGGGTGTTAGTTCGGCCGCGCCATCACGGCGTAAAAACTGTTGACCGCAGCCCAGCCTGTATCCGGGTCGGTCATTTCCTGTGGCCCCATGGTTTCAAGGGCGCTCATCATCACTCCATCCGGGAGGACGATGTTGGTTGCCCCGTGCAACGTGTCGTTGATTGCGCTGTATACGTCGGCGGCAACTTGGTATTGCTCCTGATCGGCCCATACTCGGACCTGCACGCGCGCGTTGACCAGCACCAGAATCTCGGAGTGGGAGGATCCACCGGAGCGGAAGATCTGAATGCCGGGGCCAAGTTTGGGATTGAAATGCTCCGGCAAGTCGGCAGCAGCGTAGATGGACTGGTTCGTGTTTGTCCCAAGGAATGCGAGGACGAGCGGCTGGTTCAAGAGAAACTGGCGTACCAGAACAGCCGCATCGACCACTTAAACTTTTCCCGTCGGCGTCACGAAATTGAGGAGAGCGGCCTGCACTGCCGCTGGAAGCTTCTGGATGTTCTGCTCAAAGGCGGGCCAGAGGAAAGGTTCTGCCGCCATATTCTTCGTCCCGAGTTCGACGAATCCACCGTACCCTACCGAGGTAGTAAGTTTGGCTCGCACGCCCGCCTTGACCTTCGTGACTTTGCTGTCGATCGAATCCCTTAATTCGCCGGGAAAACGCTCTGCCGTCGCCTTCGTTAGTATCGGGCATAACGCTTGTGCTGTGGCTACCGTGTCAAAGCCAATCACCTCTTCCGTCGCCTCAAAGAGAGCTTCCTTGACGTAGAACAAGGCTTCAGTGGTGCGCAGGTTGAGAGTTGCGGTCGCGGAGACCGTATTCGCTGATTTCAGTTTTGCCATGAGTTAGACTTGTGCCGGTGCTTCTAAATGGGCGAAAGCCCTATCGGGATGAAACTTCCGGCGGATAAGCGATGGCCATAACCTGAATGCCTAAGTTTCGTAATCCGGAACCTTCAGGAGATTGTGGCATCTCGGCGTGAAGCACCCAAATCATCTACGGAAAAGGCGCGGTGCATCTCTCGCATCTCGTCCACCGAGCATTTGTGCGCGGTGATGAAGTCGTTATCCGGTCGCGGACAGAAATCCACTGTGGGGCAATAGCGCTGGTCGTCGAAGAGCAGGACATGCGCTGCTTTCAGGATGCGCGCCACATTGATATCTTCCGGGCCGCCGTTCAGAAGGAACGTGATGACCGCTGGCCGCTTGGCTTCTTCTTCCCGCAACACGATGGATATCGCCCTGCGACTGAGCCAGTACCCTGCCCCGCCCTGCGCAAATTCCACGCCCGGCTTGCCAAAGTACGGCGACATCTTCTGAAAGCCTGAGTAGTCGTGATTCTCGAAGCCGGAAGCGAGCAGTCGTTCTACCCGGCAATACGTGTCATCGTCACATTTAAAAACGTATTCGTAGCCGCGGGCGTAGGCCCAAGCCAGCATGGCAAGAGTCTTCATCGGCAAGGAATCGTAATCGTCGGCCACGTCGAGAAAGACTTGATCAGTGGTCGGCCGCGGACCGTGCTCCAGTTGCTCCGGCACTCGACCAAGGAAAAAGAGGTAGTCAACGGGAAAGTTCATAATCTCACTGAGCCAGGTTTCCCGCTGCGCATTTCTCCGCTCGTTGTAGCGGTGGCACGAAAGTATAGAAATAAGAATCTTTATGGCAGCACCAGTTCACACGCCACTTCCAAGTGATGGTGCATCAGTCCCGGATTATCAATTTCTGTGATGTCATACTGCTCGCCCGGAATCGCGTCTCCATTTGAGTTCACTGCCGTGGAGGAAGGAATCAGCAGCCAGTGATTGTGCGTCAAGGGTTGCGTGTTGTAAGTGATCCCTCCAACCACGGTGTACGGGACATAGGAACCATCGGGAGATGGGTCAAGAAACCATGGGCGTAGAAACACTTCGCGATAGGCGATAGCCAATTTACTTTTTGCCCGATCTTCTTTACCCTTGGCCGCAATCTTGTTCGCCGCCACTCGGCAGGCTATGCCGGTCGCAACCGTCGTAAAGGCTGGGTCTGAGATGCCCCGTTTATCTCCGGCAGAAGTCGCGCGCGTCATAATGTCCGCAGTCGAGGTCAGGAGTGCATCGAAGGGATCAGCGCCGTCACAACGTTCAAGCGCCAGGATTTCTAACTCAAACTTTTTTTCGTTCGTATCGACAATGCGGTCAATATCAAATCGCCGAACACCATTGTCGGGATCGTTGTAGACAAGATACATGCGGTTTTTTAATCCTGGCATGTAGCGGATGATGACTTTGTGTGTAACGAGTGAAACGTCGTTCCCCTGCGTCCGCGGCCAGACAATGTTCTGCCCAAGCGAGGCGGAAACTGCCGACGCTGTATTCGACGAGACTCCGGTAATCTGCGCGAAGACTCCCACCGCAAAGAGCACGGGAAGAGCATTCGGTGGACGATCCCAGATGTCCACTTGCCGATCCATCAAGCCAGGGTCGATATAAGACAAGCTATCGGCCTCGCCCGAAATCAAGGATGCGTTCGCTCGCGATAATCTCTTCGAGGTGCAAAGGCAAAGGTAAGTGCGTCCCGCCCGCGCCAGCTACCGTGACGATGACGGCTCTGTTTTGATACCAGTGCGTAATCATTTGCAGGAGTGCCATGTAGAAATGCGGCGGGATGGAGACATTAGCCTCGTACTCCGTAATCTGTTTTGCCGGGTCGACTGCCGCTTGCGATTCGTCCGCGCCGACATTTACCCACGCAGCGATCGAGTTGTCTGTGGTCGTCGATCCCCGATTCAGAGCCCATGTCGGATTCGTGCCTCCGCTCGTCAAGCTAGGGACAATCAACTCCTGCAAGTTGCCGTTCGGATCCTGCACGATCTGTGGCGTGGTGTAATTTGTGTTCGCAGCCCATGGAGTGACAGGGCCGAAATTCTTCCATCGTGCAGATCCGTCGATAACCGTTTGCCCGATCGTGTTCGACCAGACCGGTTCGGTTTTCGCCGTGACTGCCTGCGTCGCGAGTTGAATCTGAATATTCTCGTTTGGATCGATGACATAGCTGTTTTGCGCGACCGGCTGCAATGCTTGCCAGATAGCACCATCCAAGACGTCTTCGTTGGCTGATCCAGTTGGCAAGTAGCCTGCTGTAAAGTAAATCGCGATCGTATTCGGCCCGCTCATCGTGATCGGCCAGCGCATTCCCGGCAAAGGCGAAAGCCGTCCCGGCAAGGCCGCAAAGTCGACAACGAAATCTCTTCCCGGCAAGAGACCATGCGATTCCCCATCAACGCCGATGTAAGTCATGCGACTCACTGCCGTGACCGGACTTCTTAGCAATCGTTTCTCAAACGGGCTGACGGAAGAATTTTGCGTTCCCCCAACGAAGGGATAATTCGCAATCGGACCGTAGCCAAAGAAGAACGGGAACGCCGCGCCACATAATGGAGCGTAGGCATTCTGGCCGCTTGGAAAGGATGGAAAGCCGTCTTCGTACTGGATAAATTGACGATTTGCTAATGTGAGTCCGAGCGCTGTTTCCAGTTGCTTCCGCGCGCCAGGAATCAAGATATTTGAGATCAAGGAATCATCTGGTCCAACAATGGCATTCCCTAGACTGTCTACGAGTGGTAGGCGAAGGAATTGCTTGGCGGTAGCCAGATCAACCGGTTCCGTGAAGGACTGCGAAACTTCTACGATGGATGACATAAGAAAATTGATGGCAATGAAAAAGGCCGGGAGCAGTTTGCTCCCGACCTTCGGGTGTTACCTCTGTTGATTAGGACAGGGGGTTGTAAAGCAGTGAAAACGCCGCTTGTTGGAGGCGCTGCCCATCGGTTCGCAAGAAGGCTTGGAAGCCCACTTGGTGATTTGGCATGTAAAGCTCGTTATAACGAACGACCGTGACCCCGCCGACATTGCGAATAACGTACTTCGAGAAGTCGCCGAAGAGTACTGGGTATTTTCCAGCGCCAACGGTGTCCATGTCTGCGTTCCAGTCAAAAGCGTAGCCGAAAATGCGATCCGGTTCGCCGACTGCCAAGGATGCAACCCACAACGGACGACCGTACTTGTCTTTCACTTTGCGCAGGAAGTCGATCGTCTTCCAGTTCATCATGAATTTGGCGTTCGTTCTGTAGGCCGGGTCGACTGCCGAGATCAGGTTGTCCAGATCGTCGGAGCCGATGGAGTTTGCTTCCGTGTTGCCGCTGATGCCGTCGTTCGAGTTAGAGCCGACTGCATTCACGACGTTTGGAACTGCGTCGTTCTGGATGGCATAGACGAGTCCCTTAGGAACGCCTGCGCCGTTGCCCAGCGTGTATTTGTTGTTCAGAATGCGGCCAAGACGGACGCCAAACGCATCGGTGAGTTGTCCTTCCAGATCAAACGCCGAATCCTGCAGCAGTTGTACGCTGATCAGTACCTGCTTCGAGGATGCGAGATTTGCGCCGAATTGGATCTGCCCAAAGGTTGGGTTGAGTTGGTTCACCGGAGCGGCTTCCGCAAGGAATTCGCCGCTGTTGTTGGTGTCATCCATGGTCGGCCAATCCAACGTGTTGCCGGTGGAGGTATTCAGGATGCGGCAGTTTTCCAGCATCCGTCCGTAGGATTTCATCTTGATTTCGAGTTCTTTCTGAAATCCAATGGGAACCGTGTATCCGCCGCCGTCGCCGGAGGTAGGAGTCTGTAGCCCTGAATAGGTGCGGGCTTCCTGGTTGATACCTTCGAGGATGTCCTGATTGGAGCGGGACATCTTGCTTTCGCCGCGCCGGCAGAATTCCACGAATGCACTGCGATATTCAGGGCTGTCCAGCTTCTCGCGAACGCTCTTTGCCCTGTCTTCGGGCGTGGTTGCTGTATGACGGTTGCCGAGCGTTTCTGTGCCGGGCTGTGGCTGTGGAGGCGCGGTTGACGAGCGCTGCGCTTCGCCGAGCGCGTCGCTGATTCCGATGGCATTCGCTTGTTCCGCCATCTGGTCAACTTCGGTGCTCAGTGTATTCCAGCGCTTGCTGGCTTCCTCGCCGTTAACTTGGCTGTTCCATGAGCCGTTATCCTTGGTGAGGTCAAGCATCTCCTGCACCTTTAGATCACGGGCTACAAGAACGACTCTGGCGCGCGCATTCTGCTTCGCAGCGTCAGTAATGACAACTGTAGTTGCACTCATATATTTTTCCTTGTGAATGTGTGGGATTTTTTGGGTTGGTTACTGCGCGCGCCTGACATCCGCGGCTTGCGGACTTATACGCGCTCCATTCCACGCTCGCTTAGCTCCTGGCTCAGCCCGTGAGGGCGCGATGCGGACGGGTCAAACTGAAATCGCTGGTGAATCTCGTAGAAGTCTTCGACGCTGCAATCGTGCGCCGTGATCTGGTTGTTTAGCGGCATGGGTATGGTCGCCATGGATGGTTGATAGCGGGGATCATGGACGGGCGGGATGCCGAGCGTGAAGAGCACTCTGGCAACGTTGATATCCTCCGCGCCTTCCATGGTGAAGTCATATTTCAGGATTAAGGCCATGGCTTTCCGGCTCAGCCAGTAACCGGCGCCACCTTGCGCATGGGTCACTTCTTTCCCGGCACCGAAAACGCTCGTCGTGCGCGCGAAGCCGGAGTAATCATGCTTCGAGAAATCGGATTGCAGTAGTCGTTCCGCATGCACGAAGGTATCGTCATCACATTTGAAAAGGAAGTCATAGCCCTTGTCGTAGGCCCAGCGGATCATCGCCCGCGTTTTCTGCGGAAGTTGCGCGTAGGTGTCGGGAACGTCAAGAAAGACTTGATCGGGTAATGGCCGAATAATCCGTTCGCTTTCGATTCTGGCCGATTCCGGCCGCCGCGGATCGAAAGGTATTGGTTGCTGCGGCGCGCCGAGAAAGAAGCGGTACTCAATCGCCAGCCGAACGGCATCCTTCAACCACGTTCTGCGCTGCGCCTGCGGTCCCGGAGTTCTCTGATGGCAGGAAAGGATGCCAATCAAAACGCGCGGGAAGGCATAAGAATTCGAGAATCCAAGCGCGGCGATGTGCTGATAGCTTTCGCGTGAAGTCGGAACCGTTTTCGGCATGGTTTCCGGATGCTTCGGGTGAACTGGTTCGCCCATGGCCTGATCGACGAAGCGGAAGGTTGGGGTCGGATTCGCGTCGTAGAGTCGCTGCATCATGGTTGGCGTGCAGGCATGAAATGAGATGTAGCTGTGATCCGCCGGAAGGGCATCGAGGTCGACAAAGTGCTTCGCGAATCCAGGAAGATAGCGCGCATCCCGGTGAGGCTTGATCCCATTACGCATGAGTTCACGGCCCGTGCATAAGTCTTCTGCCCAGTGTTCCGGGGAAGCGTTGACGATGATTTGCATGGCCTTCTTGCTCAACCAGTAGCCCGGACCGCCCGAGACGTAGTTTCCTGTCCGGTGGAAGCAGAATCCGGTGTAGTCCCACTGTTCAAATCCACTCGCCATCAAGCGATCGACATAGACGAACGTGTCGTCATCGCACTTGAAAATGTAGTCGTAGCCATGCTCCAGAGCCCATTGATAGATGCCACGCATCTTTTGTGGCAGATGCATATAGTCATCGTCCACGTCGAGAAAGATTTCATCCGATTCGGACGCCCGTCCTGCACCGCGCCCGTAGAAGATTCGATAGTCGACGTAGCTCGAAAATGCCTTGATATCTTTCAGCCAGGTATCGCGCTGGGCTTCAATTCGTCCAGAAGTGTCGCGCGTGAGTTTTGCCGGATCATTCGTATAGTCGTATTTGTGGCAGGCTGGAATCGCGATCAGGACTTTCGGAGGTTTCGAGGCGGTAGCCCAAGGAACGTGCCGACCGTTATCGCCTATGTGCTTCACGGCTAACGGAATCTTCGCAGCGAAATATCCGAGTCCGTAATAGAGTTTAGAAAGCGCCAGTTCTCCTACAAAGTGCGTGTCATAGCCGACGTGACGTCCGTAACTTCCAATCTTCTGGTAGTCACTCAGTCTGCGCAGCCCGGGGTTGAAGGCAAATCCGCTCCATCCCGCATTCCACTCCGGTTGCATGATTGGAAAGGGAAAGCGCTCATCGTTCACGACGGGATGCGTGGAATCGTCGCGCAACCAGACTTGCAGAACATTGGGAAACTTCTCTAAAATCTCTAAACTCTCTTCGATAAATCCCGGCCGGGAGAATTCCCAGTCATCCTCGCACCAGAAAACATAAGGCGTTTTGACTTCCGCCATCAGACGATCGCAGGAATAGACTTGTGCTTTCCGAACGCCGTTCGAGATCCAAGTCTTCGGCCCGATATTCGCGAGTTCTGCCAGCCATTCCGGCGCTGGAAGGTCGCTATCTTCGACGATGATGGTCTCTTTGATGTGCGAGCAGTAGCGGTCAAAGCTGCGCAAGGTTCTCTCTAAGAGGTCATGCCTTTGACAACTCGTGACCGCTAAAGTGATTTCGGGAGGCATGGATACTTAGGCCGATTTTCCTACTGGCTCCAAGTGGTGCTTGTCACGATTCGTGAGTCGAATCTCAGCCGTTTTCTCCGCAGGAAATCCCGCATTCAAAAGCTGGTGGATGGTCGAGCTCTCGTCCCAAGGTTCGAAACCGATTTGCTCAATGATCCCAGAACCGTCGAGCACAGCAAGGGCTCTGGCCGCTTGTTGCGACATTCCCTTCGGAACGTTAAAGATTATTCGCATAAAATTACTCCTTGTCTGTAAAAACGACGTCTCCATACTCTGTATTGAAATCTACTGGAGTTCTGCTTCCATTGTGGACTGCGCTGCGATAGAGTTTCCCTACTTTAGTGATAGGTTCGTATTCCGCACGCCCGTCCGAGCCTGCTTCCTTCCACCACAGAAGATGTGTGCTCAGCATCAAGTCCGGTTTGCGCTCGGAGAAGAATTGCCAGTCTTTGAGAATCTGCGCTTCGGCGCCTTCCGTATCCATCTTGATAAACAGAGGATCAGGAATGTCTTTGCAGAATTCGCGCAAAGTCAGGCAAGGTACCGTCACCGAGTTGTCTTTGCAGGTCTCGCGTGTGCAGGAGCAGCCTAAAATACTTCCGCCCATTGTGGTCGTGCCGGAATGTCCCATTAAAGCGTGCTCATAGAGCGTCACGTTGCTGAGTTGGTTGGCAGCCAGATTCTTGCTTAGAATTTGGAACGCTACTGGGTCAGGCTCGATGGCGTGAACGTGCTTGAACATCTTCGAGGCATAGAGCGTGTCCGCTCCAATCCAGGCGCCGGCATCGATGCAGGTAACTTCCGGCCCAGCGAATCGCGTGATGGTTTCAAAGTCAGCGTGGTAGGTACCTTGCTCGATCCAGTCCCAGTAGTCTTTCGGCTCAGACTCAACTGAGAAGCTGAAGCCGTGGATGTTAACGGTTCTCATGAAGAGTGACAGTAAGCGCACTGACAAACATTCGGACGTTTCGTTCCGTAAGCGTAGTAGGTTTGCTTTCCCCACAGTTGTTTTGCAGGCACCGAAGTCTCTGCGCCGATATTCTTGAACTTGTCGTGAATTGCCTGCATGTTGGCGAAGGGCACGGGATGAATCGCAACATAGGGATGATCCAGCGGTAACTCGTCGGCGCTGATGTTGCCATTGTGCTCGGCGTGATTGCCGCTCGAACCATCGAGAAAGCGCGTATCTTGATGGCAATAGATGCCCTGCTTCCAGAGCTGATGACCGGCCCAGAGGTCGCCCCAGTACTTGCCATCCACATATTTCTCGACGGGCGCGTTTGCCACAATCTCCATGGCTTTTCGGCTCAAGAAGAATCCGACGCCACCGTGCGCTGTATTCATGGCCCAGTCCTGCTCCAAGTGTCGCGGGAAGCCTACACACCATCCCATGTAATCGTGCTTCTCAAATCCACAAGCCAGCAATCGATTCACCCAGACGTAGGTATCGGTATCCGTGCGAAAGAGGTAGTCGTAGCCACGCTCGAGCGCCCAGCGGACCATCAACTGAGTTCGAAGCGTGCGGATGGGATCAATGGCATTCTGGTGCTGGTCGATCTCCGTGAGTCCTAAGTCTGCGTCCGTGAAGCCGTGGAAGTCGACGGGCGAGTCCTTCAGCCATGTGGACTGACACATCTCCCAACGTATGGGATAGTGCGCACCGCCTTGTCCGGATTTAACCGGAAGTACGATTAGAAGTTTCATGCTAGGATTGCCGCACCATGATGCGTCGTCTTTACGAACCGGAAAGCCCCGAGCAAAGCGAACAACTGGAAAAGGCTGCCGAGACAATCGCCAATTTGGTTGAGGATGAAGCGTGGGATCATCTGTCGGTAGAGGATTCCGAAAAAGCGCTTGAGGTGCTTCGCGATCTGATTCACAACTTCTAATTTCACAGCACTACCTTATCCCAGCCTTCAAACCTTCGCCCCTTGTCATCGAGATAGAAACTGGCATCTGGTTTTATGGGCATAATTTCGTCATAGGGAACGCCCTGCTCGTCAAGAATCCTCACCATCTGCACACGCTCTGCGTCGGTCGGACGTGCGGAGAAAATGGCCACGCTGTACGTTTTGCGAAGCTCCGTCAATCCCACGATGCAGCCGGGGAAGATGGGATTTGAGGCGTTACCCGTGTAAATGGTGCCATCGAAGTCGATGCATATTCTCGGCTTTACCAACATCGCGGGATTCACAGACTCTGTTGCGCTATGAGCGTTTCGGTCCGCGCCTTTGCTTGCTCGAGTGAAATGCCAGGCTCTTCGCGTTGTTCCGCAGTTGGAGTTTTGCTTCGCTCCGTGCATCCTGAGCAGGCTTCGCAACGGCAGGAGCAGGTTTCCATATCGTCGTTATCGGGTTCATTGTCACCATCGCCATCGTCGGATGGTGTTCCAGCTATCGGTCCAGCATCGATCAGTTCGCGTAGTTCGACTGGAGCATGCGACCGCTCCGAAGCCGAAAGGCCATCGGGAAACACGGAGCGCAATTCCACTGACCGAGCTTTGACTCCTGTTCCCTCGTAGGCTGGGAATGTAACCGGCCCGACGTCGTACATATCAACATCTTGAATCTCTCGCCGGATGGTGAGCTTATCGTTCTCTTCGATTTCCGTGCGCTCTTGCTTCGTGACGTTGAACGAAAAACTGCAACCGGTGACATCGCCGCGTTCTACGAAGCAACGCACATCATTGCCAATGCGGGTCCGCATGTCGAAATCGGTTTCGTAGCGTAGACCTTTCAAATCCTCCGTCATGCGCATCGTGTCATTCGCCGTGCGTCCGAGAACGTTGTCGGCAGAGTGATTGAATAGGCAACGAACGTCCTGCTTTTCTCGCAAGGACCGACTGAAGGTTCCCGGCTTGATGGTCTCAACAATGCGCATCGTGGGAGAATCCCAGAGAACGTACTCTTCCCCAAACACCGCACCGTAGCCTTCAATTCCTGGCTTATCGCCTTGCATGGCGCGTACCTGTGCGCCCTTTACGAATCTTCGTTCAATCATGATGTTTTTCTCCTGAAGGTTGTTTGGTGTGCTGACTCGTTTTACGTCGCGGATTATTGGGCAGAAATGGAAAATATGGGCATGGAATCGCGTGCTCTCTTGCGGCTAGTTCAATCAAGGTTCGCAAACCGCAAAGCTTGCGCACATCTGCGGCTAGTTCAGACCTCAGATAAATTGATTCGAGAAAGGTCTGCAAAAAATCAATCCGTGCTTCGGCCATAAAATCTCTGGTAAGAATGTCGCGTATCGCCAAAGTTTTCTATTTCCGTTTCTTGATCTGCGGTTTCTGCGCGGGATGCACAGCAGTCTCTCCTCCCGGTGCAATCATCTGCGTCTCAACTTGATGTCCAACCATAGCAAGATGCTCCTCGAAATAACTTTCTACTGAGCGCTGTTTTATGCCCAGCGTAAAAGCTGTTGATTCGTCCACTGCCGGAGTTTCAAAGCCACAGGAGCAGACAATTTTCCCGGCACCGTTTTCCAGTCCGCGATAATTCTTGGTATGTTTCATGGATTCCTTTTTAGGCGACCATGGCAAGCGCCGCGAATAACTCAAGCTCGATATCGATCATCTCGGCATCAGCATTTGTGACTGGTGCGATTTGCTCGCCGCTGATCGTGCCGACAAATGCAAGTGTTCCCTTAGCAGAAACAACTTGCCGCTTCTGTCGACTGGCAATGCGTCCGCCGAAGGCTTGCTGTGCCTGCGCCGATGAGACGCCAGCCGATTGTGCAGATGCGACCGTACCGGAAATGACAAGCGGTAAAAACTCTGGAATCGGTATCGGAACCGATGGTGCTAGTTTCTTCCGCGGAGCGGACCAGTGCGGCTGTCCAAAGTGTGCCCAGTATCCGCCGCCGGCTGCTGGAACTTCTCCGACTGCGCTGGAATTCTGTACGGCCTGGTCGCAATCAACTACGCCGGTGATTTCACCGGACCACTCCCAGAAGTAGGACCAGAGACCTAGCATGAATTATTGGTGCTTGATCTCTAGGGAAACAATGGAAAATGGCCCTGTTCCTGATCCGCCAGTAATACCGTAAGAAACTGAACCTGCGCTGGTTTGATCGGTGAGATCTTCGACGTAAATCGTATAAGCGCCGCCGCCGACCAAGACCTTCTGTCGTTCATCGGTAGGAGTCGGAGTGGCAGAGATTCCGGTTATTGCTGTTGCAGCAAAATCGAAAACTCCCCAGACGATCGCTCCATCGGCGGCAATAGGTGTCAGGCTGACGGTTTTCGTTGCGGTGTGCTGCTCGGCATGATTGCCGACGCCTTGAGAGTTACGAAATACCCAAACGCCGAATCCACTGTTCTGAGAACTACTGACGAGGTTAACCGTGATCGCGCCGGAGCCATTACTACCGGCAGTAGCAGTCCAAACACCTGAAGCGCAAGTAAAAGCGTCGGTGCCGGGATTGTTGCCCGCTACAAAGGAAAAAGTAAGACCTGCAGCGGTCGGAGTTCCGACTGCTCCGGCGGATGCGATTTCCCTTCCCATAAGCACTACTAAAATATCGCCAGAATTCCAACTTACTGAAGCCGTGCTCTTACTGGTGCCTGTGTATCCCGTCGTATCCCAAGAGGTTTGGGTGTAGGAAACTAGAGTCGGCGGGGTCAAGACAGCCGCAGCACTCGATGATCGTAACCACATTCCCTGCCCTACGCATAAGACACAAAGAAGCGGGATGAGATAGAGAAGGCGTTTCATTGGTAGAAGACCGTGACTCCAGTCACCGCCGTACCGCAAGCCGACGCGCCACCTACCGCGCTTGCCGCACCGACTGCAATGCCACTACTGAAATTACCCAGCGCAAGAGCGCCGGGCGGAATCGTAAGAGTTCCCGAAGTAGGTAAAGCGATATTAAAAATCACCGCCGTTCCCAGTGTTCCCGCACTCGCACTGTTGATAAGTTCAAGCCAGCAACCTGCGCCCGCACCATTCAGGATAGATAAGCCATAGACGTTACCCGCCGAGGCTTTTACATTGACCGAACTGGTGACGGTAGCCTTGGCTGCGCTGCTCAAGGCCGCACCTGCCGCCGTACTCGCCAACTGCACGGCATTAACCGCCATCACGTCGGTTCCGGTTGGAGACGTTCCAAGGGCAGAGATCGCAGCCGAGAGCGAGTTTGTATGGTCCGTAATGTTGGAAAATATCTCGTTTGTTTTAGTATTCGCTGCCGTGGTTGCTGAGATTGGAACGGGAGCCGACCCAGATACTACAGTCCCGCCTACGAACAAATTAGAATTAGTGTTCAAGGATTTCACGGCACCGGGGGCGGTTCCGAAGTTCGCCATGGCTCCTTGAGCATTCGTGCCGTCCGTAATCTGGACGCTGCCAATGGCGTTCGTACCTGCTGCCAAGGTTTCCGTGCCTGCCAAGAGTCCAACTGACGGCAAGGTTAAAGCGTTATGTCCAACCGTGACAGTTCCTGATCCTGTAATCGCTGGTGAGAGTAAGACGCCAAAATAGGGCGCACTCACCGGACACATAAACATGACGTTAGTAGAAGCAACCAGAGTGTACGTCGGACCCATAATCGTTGTGGTTCCAACTGCCACGCACTGCACTCCGATCCAGTTGGAGTTATCGTTTGATTGTTGCAGGGTGATCGTGCCACCCGTGATCGTTGTTCCTTGCACCAAAGTAACAAGAATTGAGTTGTAGGTTGCGATGTTGCTGATGAGCGTGACGCGCGTGTTATTCGATGTCGCCGAGGTCCATGCCGCATCTGACGTGTTTTGCGTGCTGTAGCCGCCAATGGGTTGCAGACCATTGACGCCGCTGGATACCGCAGCCGCACCAGAGCCGTCCGTGACCTTTACCGGTTGCTGCGCCAAGGCAAGCTGCGACACAAGGAGCAGCGCAAAAGCTAAAAGTATTCTTCGCATGTAGGGATTGTTTTTAGTGAAGCTTGGCTTGCAGTTCTTTGATTCTGTCAACGTGTTCTTGAAGGATGGCGTTGACTTTAGGATCATGCCGTGCGGACAACTCGACCCAGGTGTGATCCAGTTCCATGTCGATTTCATCCCGCACCGATAAATCTTTCAAAAGCTTTTCGAGGGCAGAGCGGTCGTAAATCATCTTGCCGCCCCGCGCCTCGATAACAATCCGCTCGCGCGTGTGATTTTGGTACGTGACGTAGCTTAGAGCTAACACCAAGCCCAAAATTACCGCGTCGTATCCATGCCGCCACACGAACTGGAAAAAAAGTTTCATTAGTTTGGTTTAAGTTATTTCCACGCTACGTCGACAGTCGCATCGCTGGCAACCGTTGCCGTGTCGTCCGCATTGGTGATGCCTTTGGTCACACACATTCCGATTCCGCTTCCGAACGCGAGGCCAATTGGTTCCGCCAGCGTTCGTCCCGTACCAGCCTGTACGCCGAGAACTTTTACTAAGCCCGTCGAACCGCATCCAGTTGGAGAAGCGGCAACATTGTAAAGTTTAACGTAAACGGGATAGGCAGCGTTGTTGAATACGTCCACTTCGTAAAGCTGGTGAGCGGCCGCAGTTGAAACCAGAGCAGCGTTGTCGGTGCCTGCTGTGATGGTGTGGGACATCAGCAATCCGCCAGTTGCGACTGGCACGAGGGCAATGGTATTGCCCGCGGCGAAGCTGACGGCGTTTGTCGTTCCCGGCGTAGTTTGGTCAATAGCGACCTTACCGATTACGACGGAGGCGTTGGCGTCCAGCACGGCATGGAGGTTGGATCCAGTTGCCTGCGTGACGGCCGTGGTTGATCCGGTATCAATGACTGCGTGCAAATTTGTTCCGGTCGCTTGGCGAACAAAAACATTGCCGTCTGCGCCTTTGATGTCAACAAATCCAGCAGTCGTGAAAGCCGTGCCTAGAGTTCCAAGCAAGTTGGTATCAAGGCCAAACTTTGCGGTGTAGGTAGTGCTGTTCGAGGTTAGCGCGTTACCGCCGCCATCTTGCGCTCGAACGCTCCACGTCCCTGATTCAGAGACTGCCGTAGTCGGCGCGGTATCCACGACGACGTGCGGAATATTGTTGACGTTGACAGGCTGCTGCGCGTAAGCCATGACGGCTACGATCAGCACCATGATTCCTATTTTGGTAAAACGGTTTGAGTTCATGTGAGCGGCCTTGTTTTCTCCTTTAGATATTTCCTGCCAACAGATACCTAGGAGATGAGAAGTGTTTACGCATAGAAGAGATCAACGACGCAGTCGTTGAGGGCGACCGCCGTGGCATCGCTATCGGCGATGCCTTTCACAATGGAAATTCCAATGCCAACGCTGAAGGCGATTCCGACCGGGATAAACTCACCGTCAGGTAAGCCTGCCTCAAAGCCGATGGTCTGAATTACTCCCGCACCTGGCGTTGGAGATCCTGCCGTGTTGTGCAATTTCACATACACCGGATAGCCAGCGTTGTTGTAGACGCGCCAGCCGTAGACTTGACCCGGAGAGGCTTTGACGCTCGCGCCGTTGGTCGTTCCTGCGGAAACTACGTGATAGATTGCGCAGCCATGCGGCATCGCGCCGGGAAGTAGAATGACGCCCTGCTTGAGAAAGCCGTCACCAGTGTCTTGGGCATAGACTTTCTTCCCTGCCCCGTCCGCAGGTACTTGGATAAAAGAATCAGCCATTTATTCGGTGACCCGATGCGTGAATCCGCTGATCGAGATGAGACCGTGCTGCTGAATGGAAACTGAGTTCAGATTAAGGTTGCATCCGCCCACTCCGACGGAACCGTCAAGCACAACGGTTGTGCCATCAGACTCAAAACAGCGAAACCATGAGGCGTCGCCAGTCGCCGCTGCGTCTGGATCTGAGGTAATCGCATTTGAGGTCAGCAATCCGCCGACCGCTGCGCCAAAAGCTGGACTACCAAAGCGCAATTCCGCCAATTTGTTCTGCGTTGTTACTGAAGTATTCGCGTCTGCCGGCTGCGTGCCATCATAGATGCGCAGGTATCCGCCATCAAGTAGTGAGGCGAGTGCGTTCGCTTCCGAGTTTGCCGCGGAGTCGGAAAGTTTCGTGTTACGAGCCATTCGTTTCCTCGCTGATCCTTATGGAACTGACACTATCGCGCGACGTCTGGACTTGGACCGTGTTGATCTCCGCGACCGTCGCTTCCATCGAGCCGTCCGCATTGCGTACTGCGGTAACTTTTCTCTGCTGAGGCCGTGGCAGGTCGATATTCATGCGCACTTCCATCGGCTGCACTTGCACAGGTGCCGTAATGTGGATTTCCGGGTTGACGTGAACCTCGATCGGGCGCTGCCGCTCGTCCAAATCATCGTTACGATCATCATCCCGGTCATCGTCATCAGCTATTTCTTCAAACATTGGCGCACACTGGTCGCGCAGGAGTCGCAACGACCGTTTCAATTCTTCCGAGGCCACGACGTCGACATTGCCGTTTAATTTCAGCCGGCGCGCCAAACTTCCGATGTATTCCCGCACAAACTCCGTGGTCGTCAGGCTGAGCGCCGGATTCTCTCCCTCGGCATCGGCTCGGAAGCTAAACGCGGAAGCTATCTGAGTTAAGACGGGTCCGAGAGCCTTCTGGAAGTCCCCTTCATTGACCTTCTTGCGGGCAGAAATTCGTCCTAAAGCATCCCGGAAGGTAGGGTAAAAGAGCCGGAAGTACCGCTTAATCTCCTGATCAGAACGCTTCCCGCCCTGTCCTGTTTTACCTTTGGTTTTCCCGCCACCGTCGCCGCCACTCTGATCATCGCCACCTTGGCCGCCACCATCATTTGGCTTGTCCAGGTCGTCAGTCACTTGCGTGGGAAGATTGCCGGTGAGTGATTCTTCTGTGACGACAACCATATTGACCGGTTGCCATAGTTTGTCGCCCGGCTTCTTGGATTTCAGTTGCGCATCGCTATAGGGCTGTTCGCCCAAGAGATGACGGCCCTCATCGACGGTCATCAGTCCGGAGAACCGTCCCATCTGGATGCCCTTGAGCAGATCGGCGTAGGTCGCGCGCTCGAACATCGTCGTATCCAATCGGGCGTGAAACCGTCCTGCCCCGCGTCCAAGCTTCGGGAAGAGGCGAATGTTGACAACCTGCTCGAGCTTCACGTTCCACGGCTTCAGCGTGTAGGTCAAGAATTCCAGAGACCGCTGCTCCATGTTGGCGCGCGATTCGACGGTTTCTCCGAGGAAGTGAACTGGCACGCCGGTGATCGCAGAAATTTGCTCGCGGTTCAAACGCCGCGTCAAAATGAATTGAGCTTCGTCGGGATTAACACCGACCTTCTGCCATTCAAGCCCGCCGTCCAAGAGGGCCATGGCGTGAGCATTACCCCGACTGTGCGCCCCGATCCAGGATTCGATTGCCGCTTTCTTCTTTTCCGGCGAGAGGAAGTTGGCAGCCTTCATGTAGCCGCCCGGCCGTGAATCGTTGGCAAAGAATTTTGCCGAGTAGGATTGCGCCGCCAGATCGTTGCCCAGCACCTCGCGCGCCAGATATTTCACCGGGGAGAGTCCAACCAGAGAGTCAAGGCCCATGCCGCGGAAGTGGCACATATCCTCTGCTAGAATCCAGCGCTCGCGTCCTCCGGGCGTGTCGGTAGTTTTATAGGCTAAGGCTCCGTCCTGCCGACGGTAGGGGAAAGTCCGGAAGGGACTGCGCAGGTAAAGCGCGGCGGGCTGTCCGGCGCCGTTATAGGATTTTTCCGCGTAAGCATTGCCGGTCAGGAAAATGTGCACCATGACCGTCTGCCAGAAATCTGCCGCTGTGGTCTCTGGATTCGGTTGGTTATTGAGAACGTCATCGAGTAAATGCTCAGGCGCGATCCGTTCGCTGCCATCGGGAAGCGTTTCCCACACGCGAAAAGGTAAAGTGGAAATAGCTCCCGAGACCATGCGAATCGCTCCCACAAACGGAGCAATCGACATGGCCGACATTTCGTTAACCTCGGCCCCGCTCTCTGAAGGCGCAAAGCCAAAGAAGCCCCCCATGAAATCTTGGGGGAAACTCACCATGCTGCCGATGAAATCCCGGAATTCTTGTCTTAAACTTTTTCCCATTAACCCTTATGCCTCATGGACGAGTACGCAGCCGTAAGCAGGATGAAGCCAGCACTGATCGGGCCGAGCGGTCGGTAAATCCAACCCAGTCCAGCGACGAGGAGAAGCGCCCCGAGAATCAAAGAGGCGACGGCGAAGCGGTTCATTTAGCTCGGCAGCTCGTAGATCGAATCGACGCCCGCATCGACGACAATCGCATTGAGTCCCATCGCAGCGAGATTCTCTCCAGCGTGCTTTCGTCTCTCTTGCGAAACATAACCGCTCAATTTGAAGATGTAGCGTCGATCCTTCTTTACTTCCGTTACTTGCTCGATTGGTGCAATCGGCGCAATCGACTGCAAGGCACTAACCGCGATGGCGGATGCGCCGCCGCCGAACAAACCACCAAAGAACCTACGACGATTAATCACGCTTTCCCTCCATGCTTCCCACAATCAAAGATCATCTTTCCCGCAACGATCTGCCCTTCGACAACTGACATGCACTTCGCACACTTTGCGAAGACAGAGCAACCGCCACCGCCCGAGACGTCGCCCCCGATGTCCATGACTCTCCGCAGTGCGGTGAGCAGGGCGGTGACGGGATCAATCTTCTTTTCAAAGCCTTCTTTGTTGGGAAAGAAGTTGTCGTTTTTATCAATGTGGCAGACGACATTTGAGAAGGACCACATCAATACGGGATCGCCATCGAAGTGAAAACGTCCATCGTAAATTGCCGCTTCAATCTCAACCATTGGCGCTGATAGCTGTTTTGGGATCTGCGGCACCTCGACCATCAGGATGCCTTCCGGCTGAAGATGGCCGACGATCTGATCCGCGTGCCATTGATCGTGCGCCACTTCGAGCACGTCAAACTTCTTACAATCCTCTCGGATTGAATCTTCGACGATGCTGTGATCGTTGGTCTCACCCGGGCAGGTGTGAAGTTTTCCCTCGATCGCCCAGCCTTGATATTGGCTGTTGTTGCTCTGCTCGATGCGGGCTTTGGGTGTCCAGTAATCGCCGAAAAAGTAGTAGTGCCGCTTGATGACTTCTTCTTCCTCAATCACCGTGGGAATGTCGCGCCAGAAGAGTTTGATCTTTGCCAGCAAATCCAGTTTCGAGGCGATATCAAGCCCGATGACGCAGCGCTCACCAGCGAACTGTTTCACGTCCAGCGTTGGATCCGCGCATTTGGCTAAGCGTTGCAAATCCATCCATGCATGGTCCGCGTTGCACCAGATGTTACCGTGCTTGGTTTTGAAAGTCGGCTGCGCACTGGCCATCTGAAGCGCCTTGCCAACCTTGTGCATGATCTCGACTGGATCGACCGACACGCCCCAGTTGGGATTCGCTTTCTTAAGTTCTTCTTCCTCGGTCCAAAGATCCTCGTTGTCGAGCGTGAAGATGATTCCGAAATACGATTCGTCTTCGGCGACGCGCTCCAGAATCTTTGTGACGTAACTATGCTGCTCATAGCAGATGCCGGCGCGATCACTGCCTGCCGTGGTGATCGACCAGAGCAATGACCCTTGCCGTTTCCCGTTTGCCGTATCGAGGTTGTCGTAGAGATCGCGGCTCGGGTGGGCATGTAGTTCGTCGACGCACGTGAAATAGGGCTGCACGCCTTCGGCGGAGTTGGCTTCAGAGCTGAGCGGACGGAAGAATGAGTTCGTTTGTATCTGATTGATGGAGTGCGCCACAGGTTCGACGCCCGCGCGCTCGCAAAATTCCGGCATGGCTCGCAGCATGGCGTGAGAGACGGACCAGATGATTTTTGCTTGATCTCGATTCGTGGCTGCGGAATACACTTCGGCGCCCGGCTCGCCTTCGGCGAAGGCCATGTAATTTGAGAGTGCGGAAGTGAGCGCGGATTTGCCGTTGCCCTTGGCGACTTCAATGTAGCTGCGCCGAAACCGTCGCAAACCCGTGAATCGATCAAGCCATCCATAGACGGTTGTGAGAATGAACGACTGCCAGTCTTCGAGATGAATGAGTTGTCCGGCAAACTTCTTGCCCTTGATGTGCGGGCTGAGTTCAACGAATCTACAAACCCGCTCAGCTGCGGCATTGTCGAAGCGGTAGGAATAATCTTCATCAGTCTGCTTTGCGATATCGTCAAGTTGTCGCTGGCAGGCGAGACGCACCCATTTACACGCGGGAAGACTGCCATCGAGAACGGCTGCGATGAAACGATTCGACCGGGCAACATGGGAAATTATTGTGTTTGTTTCGGAAGATCGAACTCGGCCCACTTGTCTTTTGCTGCTGGCGGTGCGCTCGCTTGCACGCGACTGCGATCGGCTGGCGTCATTCCGAAGTCTCGGAGATACGCTTTCAGCAGATTTCTTTCGGCGGCGGTCGCGCGTTTCGACCGGCACGTCACGAGCAGGCAAGCAGCTTCTTCCATCGCAATCCGGTCAGAAACTTTCGCGACTCCAGGCGTGAGACAACCTGCGATGTAGAGCCATGCTTTCTTTTCTTCGGCATTGAGTTCTTTCGGTGGATCACCAAGATCAGCGGTTGGTTGCGGTTCTTGTGCTCGGGCTCGTTTGCGTTCTGGGTGCTTGAGATAAGCACCGCGAGCTTCGAGTTTTGCGGTGGGAGTTCTAGGCTGCGGCATTCAGGCGATTGGTTTTTAGATTTTTTTCCACTTCAAACCTTCAAATAGCTGAAGTGGAGACACGCGCGGAAATGCGGCAGACGGTTTTGCGGTCGCCGACCTTTGACATCCCACCCCCATGCCCCCACAGGTCACCCCCGGGTTTTGAAAACCCCGGATCAAAATAATGAGGGCCAAACTATCGGCCAGCCCATCCCACTTCCTTGGCAGTTGTGGAATCGTGGCAAGCTTTGCAAACGCCTTCAAGATTGGAGTCATCGAAGAAGTAACTCATGTCGTTGCCGTGAGATGCGACGTACTTGCGAGCTCGGATGACGTGATGAACAGTTGTGCTTGCTGCTTTGTTGCAGGACTTGCAGGTTGGATCACGCGAGAGAACTAGTAATCTGGTCGCTCGCCAGGTTGGAGTTTGATAGAGCTTCCGGATTGGATCGTTGGCTCGTTGCTCTTCGATCTTCTTTTCGGCAACGGCTGGGACGTAAGCATAAGGACGATAGGCACGCGAAGGCATTCAGTTTGCGAACCTTCCAGAAGCATCGGTTCGATACCAGAAGATGGGTTGAGCTGGCGTTGTGGCGTGGTGATCGTGCACCTGAAGCGCGAAGCGAATGAAAGTATCAACTTCCTCTGGAGTCAAGTACGGAACTCTGGAATCGCCAACCCAAGTGACTACATTCATGCAATCAAAGCTCATCTTTCTGTGTAGCGCTTGAGATCGATGATGTCATCTCGGCTTAGAAAGGACTTGAGATCAGCGTGATGGACTCGCAATCGTTGCCCACGTTCAATCATTCGACTGATCAAACTATAAGTTCGCTCTTCTTGCGACAATATGGTCTTGCCAACTGCGCGGTCGTACTCCTCGTCTGAGAGTGAGCGAGACCAAGGACGCTGCTTATAGTCGAACATTATGCATTCCTCGCTCGTCGCCAAAGAGTAGTCTTCGATGGTCCATTCACTCCAACCTTGGGACCTGGCTTCTTGGCGCCCAGCTTCTTCATGCCGTTCTTGATTCGCTCTGCAATTAAACTTCTTTCGAGCTCGGCCACCGCACCAAGAATAGTGAAGACGAGTTTGCCATAAGGCGTTGACGTATCAACGCTCTCCGTGAGGCTAACGAACGCGATGTCGAGTGATTGGAAGGTCTCAAGGGCACGCAGAAGATGCTTGGTCGAGCGGGCGAAGCGATCGAACTTCCAGACGACGATGGCATTAAAGTCTCTGTGTCCGCGCTGCGCTGCTGCCATGAGCTCATCAAGGGCTGGCCGAGATTCTTTGGCACCGCTCCATCCTGTGTCAACGTACTCATGGGTGATGATCCAGCCTTTGGCTCCAGCCATTGCTCGGAGAGGCTGTAGTTGGGCTTCAGGGTCTTGGTGGGTGTGGGCTTTGGAGACTCTGGCGTAGAGGGCAACATTCACACACGTTCGTCTGGAAGGGAGAAAATGCGGTTCAATTCCAAGACGTCGACGTCGTCAGCAGAATATTCATTTGCGGCTTGATATTCCCATTCGATCCCGTCATCTGTGTAGCCTGGGTCTGATGCTCCAACAGTCCACTCGCAGGTGTTTGTTGTGCTAAGAAGATACCAACTATCGCCAATCTTAATGAAGTTCATGTCCTTAAGTTACTTACTACTCAGTAACATATCTGGCTAAGTAGTAGTTTATTCATTTCAGGTGAACCGAAATAACGAGGGAGCTTCTAGGCCAGTTTCGAGTGAGTTTTAAAGCGCCTTTGCCGTCCGGATTGCGTGTACATCACCAAAAGCTTGCCGCAGATACACCGGCAATCAGGGTCTGAGCAGTGCTTTCCATTGATACAAAGCGCACACATGTGCTCGGCGAGTCGTTCGGGAGTCAATTGTTCTTGCGGGCGAACGCCGAAACGCTTCAAATATCGCGCTTTTGCCTGTACGGTTTCGCCCATGCGAAAGTCTTCCTCTGTGAACTGGGCAGCGAAGATGACGGGATCAAGCAGGAGCGCCCGAGTATTGACGATTGTGCCGTATTGAATGCTCACGAAGATTTAGTCGTTGCCAAAGATTCTAACGATGGACTTGCCGTCACGACGGAAGAGTTGGATATCGGCCACTGTAAAACGCTGGCTTTCCGGGTCGTAGGCTTCGACTTCTGCCCCGCCATCAAATGTAGCCAGTAGGTGAATGAATTCACTGACCGTCGCCGGCTTTCGTCCAGGATATTCGGTCATTCGTAGGCGTCGGGGAAGATGTCATTCAGCGGCCGGTTGGCGATTGGGTCGAAATCGAAGTTGAGCTCGAGTTGCTCAGGTTTAGCTGTAACTAAACGTTTCCGTGCGCGAGGATCCGGACGCTTCGCCGGGCGATAGAATTCCTGCCCGAGACGACTGCGAATCCCTTGCCGGGTTGCGCGCTTCTGATATTCACGATTTTGCATGACCGGGCCTTGCTCACCGGGCTATCGATAAAAGGCCGCACCAAACGAGCCTAAATGCTTTCGACGAAAGAATGGAAGCAATTGTGAGCCGGTAACGTTGGCTGAGGACCTGTTCTTCTGGCGCCAAGGCACCCCCGTCAATGCAGCGATTGAGGTCAACGAGCGGGTCGGCAAAGGCGGCTGGGAATTCGGCAGGCATATCATTTTGCGAAAGCGCGGAACAGGGTGACGAGCCCCCCGATAAAAGTAGCGGTAGACGCGCTACTCAGAACTGAAGTTAGAATTGTGGCGCGCAATCGCGACTGGCGCAGTTCCCGATCGAGATCGTCCATATCCTTTTTCATCTTCTTTCTGGCGTCGATTAGTTCATTGACTGTGACAATCAGCTTCCGGTTGACCTCGTGTGCCTTCCGTAAACTGTCGGCAATATCTTCCCGGGTGGGATGATTCCAGTCCTTTCGAACCGGTAGTCGCTGGTAGAGGCTCAGTGGTCCGTCATCGAGAAGAGGATCCTTCAAGCGGCCACCACGATCTGAATTGGAGTTTTCACCCAGCGGCCGCGCGCGATCACTGCCAACTTATCGAAAATGGTGGGATAGGCGCGTATTTTCGCTTGGGCCCGGCGCACAGCGTTGCGATTGGCCGGCAGACCCGGTTCGCCTCCGGATGTAATGCCCACGTTTGCCTGAATTTCGGCAAAGGTGATGGTTTCGGCGACGCCGAGTGGCGCCGGCGGGAGATTTACAGCTTCCAGATATTCGCACTGTGGGACTGGGGTCGTTTGACTCAACTGAAATGACCAACCATTGTCGACGAACTTTCCACTGCCGATATCTTTCAATTTTCGTGCGGCATAGCGCGATACTTCGCGGCAAGGTTTCATCCAAGACCGGTCTTGATCGAGGTAATAGACGGCGACAACTGATTTTGAGGGCATAAAATGTGGGTTGGGGACGAAGGAATTCGAGCCTAGGGGTGTGCTTTGATTGCCGGGCGTCCACCGGCTGCCAACTTTCAGGGCAGCCTTTCGCCTCAAAAGCAGACTTGCTATAGGAAGGTCAGGGTCAACGTGACTTTACAGCGGGAAGGTACAATCGGACTAGAGTACGAAAGTAATGAGCATTCGGAAGAGGCGTAAATGTGCGGCGCAAGAGCTTTATCGAGCAATGCATTCTCACAGTGGACGCTTTACTTCTGAAAAACGGCATCACTTCGTCTTCGGATTGTGCGTCCCGTGGCCGAAGCGCACGCCTTGCGGTCCTACCACGCGTATCTCATCCGAAGCCACGTCCACATTCACATCTTCATGGGAAACCACTCGCGATCCGTGCGGCACAACGATAACGTTTCCATCTATGGGTTGGGGCATCATAATGTGCGGGTATGCGAGTGCGGCCGCTGCACGATCCAATTCCGTAAGCGTTGCCTTGGCACTTCGGTGGGCTTTGATGCGATGCAGGTCGGATAAGAGTTCTTTGGCGTGTTTGATGGCCTTGTCGATCTCGTCCAGTTCCACGTAGGACAAAACCGACTGCAATTGATTGGTGAGGTGGTGCTTGGCGTCCGTCTTGGCTGATGCTTTCATTTTTCGATATCACGTTAAAATCAGCCGAGCCGGGCCGAATTTCGGTAGTGGGTCAGTATGATTTCCACAGGGGCTTTATTTGAGGCCTAGACGGCTGCGGATATGTCCGCGCAGCGTGTCGAACTCCGGTTTTACTTTGTTCCAGTCGTCGCTCTCGATTGGCATGGCAAAGTATCGGGAATTCCAGCTCGCGGTTTCTAAAGTCCGGTACTCCTGGTAGACACGTTTCGTCGTGTCGTTAACGCTCATTTGAGCTTTCCGTTCCTTGTGATCTTCCGGATCAGCTAGAGAGACAGCGAGGACTGCATCGATGTAGTGGAGGGCGGAATAAAACAGGATCGTAATTGCCCAGTCAAGATACTTGGTCTTTTCTGCCAGAAAAAAAGCGAAGGCCTCATTTCGCTCTGCCTTTTTAATATGCTCGTTCTTTGTGGGCAATCAGTCCTCTCGAAAACAGTTGGTTTCCCTTGGGCGAGACCAGTTCTCCGAGAGCACGCCCACAACGCACCACAAGTTTGAACGTTACCTTGATGCCTGCGAGACCTTCGATGATTTGCTTCTCAACCTCAAAAATACGTTTCTGGGCTTCGTAGTCTTTTTCGGCCATCACCGTGAGAATGGCGATGCTGTGTTCTCCGTCGATGTAGACAAACGCTTGTTCGATCTCCTGTACTTCGTACAGAGCATCCCGAATGGCTGTAACCGGGCTAACCGCCAATGCACCAGCAGATCCCATGTCGCCTCTCCATGCGCGTGTAGCCATAAAGTTTACCCCAGCTGTCAATAGGCAATTATGCTGCCCCTCCTAAAGTTAGGGCTAATGACTAAAGGTCGCCAATACCCTCAGTACTTTAGACGCGTAGGGGTCGTGGCCAGCTTGTAAATGTTGTGCAAATTTTTGGCAAGAATGTGTCACTATTTTGACGTGTCAGCTTCTCATTGTGAGATTCTACTCAGCCAAGGCCTTGAGCAGCAAGTTTCTGTCGATCTGCTTTACGGCTGATGGAGTCTGCGGGAGCAGAGCACACAGCTCTTCAATCGTCCAAACATGATTACTGGTTCATGTACTACAACTTCTCCCGCGTTCATCAGACGTTGCGCGTTACGCCAGCGATGGAAGCGGGAATCACTTTGTGGCCGTCCGTTGTGATCTGCACACGATTGCGAATCCGTGACGCACAATCCTCCATAAACTCTTTCGCCCATCCAAGATCACGACCGCCCACTAAATAGCTAACACAGAGCTTTGTGTCAGCGTCCAATGCCGTCCACGTCCAGACATCGCCCCAACCGATTGCTTTCTTTTCGGGCCGTGTATTCTTCGCTTTGGAGCCGACGAATTGCCAAATTTCATCGCACTGCAAACGGCGAACCTTGAGATTGCGAACGGCTCTGTCATGGTAAGCAGCGCATACATCCGCCAGATCGAGCACCAGCTTTATGACAGTATTTTTCGCAACGCCCGTCATGCGCACCGTTGACCGAATGGAATCACCCTCCACGAGGGCCGCTACAACTCGTGTTTTTTGTTCCATGGTTAGCCGTTTCATACTGACTAATATGCTTGACAATGTTAGGTTTGTCAAGGCAAAAGTGAGGCGTATGTAAGAATATGCCTAGCGCTGGTCTACAAACTATGAGATAATCTGTAAAACTAAGACTTGCGAGGGGCGATGGACGAGCCAACGAAATACCGCTATGTAGCCGACATCAATTCTATTTTCACTCCTGGCTCTCCCATTGATAGCCGTGACCTTTTCGCTGGGCGCACCAAGCAAGTGGAGAAAGTTATCAGCACTATCTTCCAAAAAGGGTCGCACGCTATTCTGTTCGGCGAACGCGGAGTGGGAAAGACATCGCTAGCGAATACACTCTTCGATTTCTTGGTCATGACAGGCAAGTTCCATTACCAGCGTGCCAAGGTCAATTGCAGTCAAGGAATGGGCAAGGAATGGTGATTAGTGCCACGCGTGCGTCCGCCAGACGTTGCCTGTATATCGTTCGGTAATAATTTACTTGACTCATCCACTTGTTTCAGCTATAGTTTGGTTCGTGGAGAACAAAGCCATGCACGAACCTAAAAGCCTTCAAGAAGCAATCGTATATTTCTCGAATCCTGACAACTGCATCGACTATTTGGCGATACGGCGCTGGCCCGATGGCCGTGTTCTCTGCCCCTCTTGCGGATCGGATAAAGTTAAATTCCATGCCGAGCGTCGCATCTGGCAATGCAGTTCGCACCACGCAAAGCGCCAGTTCTCCATCAAGGTTGGAACCGTCATGGAAGATTCCGCAATACCGCTCGACAAGTGGATGACAGCAACTTGGTTGGTCACTAATTGCAAGAACGGCGTCAGTTCTTACGAGATGGCCCGTGACGTTCAGGTTACACAGAAGTCTGCTTGGTTCATGCTGCATCGCATTCGGCTTGCCATGCAGGATGAGACTCTTGGATCGAAGCTTGGCGGCAATGGCGGCGAAGTCGAAGCGGACGAAACTTTCATTGGCGGCAAAGCGCGGAACATGCACAAGAGCGTGAAGGCTCGCCGCATCACCGGAATGGGTCAATCCGCAAAAGATAAACTGATCGTGATGGGAGTAATGGAGCGCGGTGGCCGCGTTCACACTCAGGTGATCGCAGATCGGCAAAAAGAAACTCTGCAACCAATCATTCGTGAGCACGTCCACGCCGGAGCCGCATTGTTCACTGACGAAATGGGAGGGTACAAGGGTCTGAGCGAAGAGTACCAGCACCAGATCATTGACCACGCTGTTAAGTACGTAGATGGTCGCGTACACACTAACGGCATGGAGAATTTCTGGTCGCTGCTGAAGCGCGGCCTTGCGGGAACTTACATTGCGGTGGAGCCTTTCCATTTATTTCGCTACCTTGACGAGCAATCGTTTCGGTTCAACTATCGCGGTACAAAAGAACGACCAATCACAGACGCAGAACGATTTGATATTGCTATCTCTCAGATCGTCGGCAAGCGCCTAACCTTCGCTCAATTGACTGGCAAGGTGGGAGCCGCCTCGGTTAACTAAGCCTTGGAGCCGGAAGCGCGGGAAGCGGGCGAAGTCTTAGCCTGCTTTTTCTGCGCTCGTTTGCGTCGCCATTCCTTGTCTCGCTTCTGGATTTCTTCGTGCGAGACAGAAAGAAGCTTTCTAACCACAGCGTCGAATTTTTCAGCGTCACTTGTCATTTAGGGTATATCCTCGATATGTATGACCCTCGGGCCAGCGACCTTTTGGTGCGTTTTCGAGTACCTTCGTCATTTCCCTAGGAGCCTACCGCCGCTGTAATGTTCAATCTTGACAAATAACCCAGAAATAGACAAGAATTTGACGGTTCCACTTCCCCCATTTACTAGTAACCAGTCTGTCGATCCGAGCATCTGAAAGTTAGGGGGTTTTCATGGCTGCCGCAATTCCTCTCGACGTGGCGACGGTTATTCTCAGTGATCTTCCAGGAACCAAGTATCGTCTGCGACATCGGATCACTGTCTTGATGGAAGTAGACGCGAGTGGAGCGTTTGTAGCCTCGGAACCCATCACTGGCGTATTCAGTTATGACAAGAAGTGGTCTCTTGCACTTGATAGTTTTGTCCATGCTTTTGTTAATCAGTTTGAATTCCTGAACGCCAAAGAATCCGACTTGTCGCCCGCCCTATCCGCCGAATTGGAACAGTTTCGGCATGTGATTACTGCACGCTAACAAATGGCATCCCTTAATTCGGACGACGTTCGAGCACAACTAAAAACCAAAATGCGCTGCTCCGAGGAGAAGGGTGACCATTATTGGTACACCCTTTACGACGATGATGGGAAAACAGTGCTGGGGAGAACATCGGTCTCTCTCGGAGCAAAACATATTCTAGGGGACACGCTCATTCATTTGATGACGCGCCAGCTTCGTTTTGGAACGGCCAGCAATTTCATTGGAATGGTTAGATGCCATAAGAACCGGAAGGAATTAATCGCCGTTATAAAATCGCTCTCTTTGAAGTAGACAACAGGGTTCGGGTTTCGCGTCGCCTTGTCACGGCTTGACCGCCTTTGGTTTCGAGAAGTCGTATTTACCTAGTTGTTTCGGCCCCACATAGACATTGTGAAAGAACTGCCGCGTGAATTCAACGATTGCGAGCGCATGTTCCTTTCCAATAACCCCGACGGCTTCTGGAGCATCGGGATCAGCCACCGCTGCGATTGCGGGTGCGAGGGAAAGAGGGCCGCCCTCTGGAGGGTGTGCTCCTTTGTTCCCGCCCAGTCGAATTTTGTGCGCTGCATCTTTAAGAAACGGAGTTATCTTGCGCTGATCTGCCAACCAATCAATCATCTTGTCTAGAACCTTGTCACTGGGAGCCCCAAGATCTATGCAGCTTGCTTCTAAGGCACGCCTACACATTTCCGCCGTGGCATTGTAAGCATCCACGAAAAGACAACGCAGCGCTTCCCTGAAATCTGGCTGTATATGCTCCGGTATCTCCTCTGCCACACGGTCATCAGGCTTTCCGAGCGGATAGTGTGCTTCATAGACGTATTCCATTTTGCTCTGTATGTGAAATACTTGGCCGAGGATATATTTTTTGCAGCCCTGACATTGGAGGCCAGCCACAAGCCTTTGCAGTTGTCCTTGTGGCGTGCTTTGTACGAACTCCGCATATTTACCGGTAGTGACGATGAACACCGAAGCATGACTGCAGTGAGGACAGGTGCCTGTTAGAGAGAAATTGTCTTGCGCATTAAGAGCGACTGCTTCCATATCTCTCGGCCATTCCTTCCACAGAAATAAAGCCGTCTCCTGAAGCAAACTCACCAGCGACAGCGCTTCCTGTGTACTCTCTTCTACTTTATAGGGCAATTGCACGATGACTCTCCTTTTTTGAGTTTCATCGGCAATGACTGACGTGCTCATCCTAAACCAGTGGATGAGTCATGTCAATTATTGCCTATCGTTCCATGTCATCCCTTCGAAATTGTGCAAATGTTGCAGGACTTCCCGCCATTGACGCGGCAATAGGTTCTTCCATCCCCAGTCAGGATGTTCATGGTCTAAACTTCGAAATTGCCAAGTGGGTGTTTGTGAATTGGTGCTTTCCTGAACGCTTTCAGGGGAAGCACCTGTGCGGATTTGTTGGGATGGCGGAGCCGCTCCGGCCCTAACTTGCCGGAGAGGTTCAATTAGCGTCGATGGAGTACGCTTGCCTTTTGGTTTCACTCACTACAGGTTACTGTAGTATTCGAGCATGGCACTCTTGGTTATGACGCTATTCCCCCGCTCCTCAGCGGATAATCCGGTCCGCGCTTCCTGCCAGGGGGATTCCAGATGGGTGAGCGTGCTCAACCATTGAGGGTCTTTCCGACCGTAAAATGCGAGGACACGATCAATAATATCCTTTTCTTCGAGGGAGAGATTGTCGGCATTCCCGCCAAAAAATCCCTGGCTCAACAGAAAAGCTCCACGATGTTTCTCGTATAGCGCACGTACAACCGGCCCTTTCGCCCACGCCTCGATTTCTTCATTGAAGAGGGGACGATCAGTCCAAGCCAACGACCAAGCCTGACTGTAATAGACTAATTTCTGAAGTTTCATTGCCGACATCTCTCCTAATGAAGAGAGAATGTATTCGGCTACGTCGTATACGGTTGCCATCAACCCTCCTTTCGCCATCTGGCCCTACTGGCCTTTTTGGCTATTTCAATACGGCGTTCGGGGCTCATTGATTGGGCACGCGAGCGCCCACCCTTGAGGCCACCTTGCCCTAACCTTACTGCCTTAGCTGCCCAGTCATCTACCATTGGCGAACCTCTAGACAAAAGGCTACTATCTTCCCCAGCAAACTCCAAGTGAAACGAGAATCGGCGGGATTGAGCGCTAAATTTCAAACTGAGCCACTACCCATTTGATGACATCTGGCGCGTCGCGTTCAACGACATTGTGTTCACAAATTCCGGAAAACCCCGGCCCGGAAGACATTCGGATGACGTTCCAGCTTATCAGCGACCCCAGCATAATTATCATTGATGAGTTGGATAGGGTTGCAAACGCCGACGTAACGACATTATTGGCTGACACAATCAAGACGCTTTCCGACAATGCCATTAAAACCACTCTAATTCTGGTGGGTGTGGCTGATGCTGTCGATGAACTGATCGGGGAGCACCCTTCAATTGAACGCCCACTGAAACAGGTTCACATGCAACGAATGTCAAAGGCTGAGCTTTTGGAAATCGTTGACAAGGGGCTCTCTAAGATTGAAGGACTAACAATCGATTCGGCACCACGAGCTAGGATGGCCGATTTGGCGCAGGGGCTTCCATTCTATACGCACATGCTTGCTCGAGAATCCGGCCTGACCGCTGTTATGAACAAACGCACGAATATCACCATGGAGGATTTGGAAGTTGGAATTCGAGAAGCGGTGACCACGCACGGCGAGACTAACCTGACGACATACAACGATGCAGTCACAGCGCCTCGCGGAAAATACTTCAAACCAGTTTTATTGGCTTGCGCGCTTGCGGAAAAGGACGAGAAGGGTTTTTTTATGCAAGAAATGTCGTCCAACCTTTGCAATTGATAACTGGTAAACCATTGGACATACCTGCCTTCTCTCAACATCTAAAAGATTTCTCCGGGACTCGTGGGCCTATTTTGGAACGCGAAGGGAGAAGGTATAGATTCCTCAAGCCTCTGATGGGTCCCTATGTGATCCTCAGAGGATTGACGGATAAGTTGATTGTGGAGTCTCAACTCAGTCACCCGCCCGAGACTTCCACCGAGCCCGAGCAGCTTTCATTGCTATCTGGCGTCTCTGCGCTGCCGTTAGAGATTGAGCCCTAGCCGGGCCGCCTTTTTTCCCACCTTCCGCACGCTTGCTCTTGGGAGCTTGGGACTCCAAAGGGGTTCCATTCATGTGCTCACCGATGGCTTCTTCCACCACGGCTCGAGCTGTCTGCATAAAGTCGCGCTTTGGTGCGGACTTCTTCGGCATGGTTCAATCATGCCACGGATCGCGGCAGAGCGCATCACCTGTGGAAATCATGGTGACCCACTACCCGTCGCTGTCATTGCTTGAC